ATCTCACTGGCCGAGGACCGCTCCCGGGGGCTGGTTACGGTCGTAAAGCCGAAAATACTGTCGGCCCTGCTGGTGGATTACAACGGCACGACTGGCACTCGGCAGCGGTGGCAGCCGCGGAACGGGGGTGGCTACGCCTTGCTGGCCGATGACTTGACAATTACGGGTTGCACGTCTCCTCAAGAGCTGGAGCCCTACCCTTTTCTGGGAATTACCCTCGATTTTCGAGTGAATTGGATTTGGCAACTGTAGGCCAGTCCGTAAAATGTTCCCGCCATTTGCACTTAGGAGATTTACGATATGTCAGACCCACTGGTTTTTAATGGACTGTCGCTCAGCGGGACGACAGCTCAACGGCCTCAAAACGCCAGCAATGGCCAACCGTTCTACAACAACTCCACCCGGTCGATGGAGGTTTACAACGACACGGTCAACACCTGGAACCCCGTGTCCGGCGTAGTGAGCGCCGAGGTGACGTTCACCGAAACAACCGGGGCTGGCGTCTACACTGGCGACGTTGACCTGCCAGCCGGCGCGACTGTGCTTGATGTTATCGTGCATCAGACCGCCCTGTGGACTGCCACCACCAGTGCGACCATGAATGTCGGAGACGCAACCACGGCTGGTGCCGAAATTGATTTCGACGGCATTTACACCGCAATCAACCTCAAGGCCACTGACCTGCTTGCCGGCGAATCTCTCAGTTTCGCTCAAAGCGGCGGCAAGGCAGGAGCCTACAACACCGGCACCAACACCCATTGGAACAACCGCTATTCGGCGACAGCTCGCAAGATTCGCGGCTCGGTCACCACGGTTGGCGCCGCGGGCAATGCCGGCCGCACCCGAATGACGGTGATTTACTCTCTGCCGGCATCAGCAGCAGCAACCAAGGTATAACGCACGGTCGCTACCTTCCTACCGTTGCAGTTCGCAAGCGGGCTGGCCTTCATCGGTCAGCCCGTTTGTCTTTCTGCCAGGTGACTTTCGACCAGCCAGTCGTTGATGTTCGTGCCGTCCTCGGCGGTCAGAATCGCCAGATAACGGCCGTATTTCTCGGTGCGGTCTTTGAATGTCCTGACGGTGACGTTGGGGTTGCCGGTAAACAGGTCGCGCAGGGCTTCAGTCGCCATTTTCCCGAGGTCCGTAAACCGCTCGGCGGCGTCGATTCCGTAAAGCCGTAGCCGAATCTCCCGCTGAATTTCCAGCCCCAGGTCAATTTGCACGTCAACCGTGTCCCCATCGACCACATTGACCACTTCTCCGCGATACTCGTACATCACTCCCCCCTTCGGTCGATTTCGTCTTTGATTCGCTGCTTGTACCCGGCAATCATTTCCTCAAGCTGCTCGGCCGTGAAATTAACTTGTTTGTTGCGCTGGATGCGAAGCTCGTCGATTGCTTCTCGACCAAACGTTATCTCCATGTAAATGAAATACTCCTCTTTGCGGCCGTTATGAACGACGTTGCAAAGGCCGCATTGCGGGTGGATGCCCAACTCGTCGAACAGGATTGAGTTAAACCTGCCGTCGATGAAATGGCCGGCTTGAATTTGCTTCCACGGCATTTTTCGCTGGCAGCTAACGCACCAGACAAGCAAGTCTTTCCCTTCTCGGCGCTCTAGTCGGATTGCCTTGCTAAGCAACTCCCAGGCTTTCTTTTTGAGCGCTCGCAGGGACTTTCGCTTAGCTTTCACTGGTCGCTTCTTGGCCGGCTTCCGCTTGATGGCGACCCGCTTCAGTGGCGTCTTGCGTTTCAGTGCGGTCCGCTTCATGTAGGCTCCTTCCTATCGGTCTCGTACAGTTCCTTGTAGACCTCGGGTGCGTCGTGCCAGATATTCAGCGCCTCGACCAGCTTTTCAAACTCGTCGGCCAGCAGCCGGAGGCGGGAGCTGGGCAGCAAAATGTGGGCGCTGTCAAACTCAACCGGCTCCCGGTCGAAATGGCCGGTCACAATCCAGACCGTCGTATCAGGCTTCTTGGCGAGCGCTCGCAAGAATATCTTTTGCCCCTCCCCGAAGTCCTCGTTTGGCTTCTTGAACTCCATCGCCAAGAATCGCCCCCGCCGTTCCATCATCGCGTCAACATTACTTGGGACTGCCCTGGGGTTACTCTTGATTGCCTCCGCCAGAAATCCAAAGTCGATGTGCTCCGCTTTCCTTCTCATCAGGCCCATACAGTAGGCTCCTTCCTATCGTCAATCTAATCGTAAAGTCCCTTACTGCTGAGGTGCCATCCAAAGCAAAACGGGCACTCATACGCCCGGCACGGCACCTTTTCCCTGGTTGAATACTTCTGCCACCGCTTCACCGCTTTTGCGGCTAAGTCCTTGTCTTTGTAGCGTCGTTTGTTCCGGCACTCTGCCGTGCCCTTTTTTCGCTTATTTTCGAAATGCCGTCGTTCGTCCTTGCTCACGACTCGTCCTCGCCCTGACGAAATGTCCCTGAATTTTCCTCTAATCCTTCTGGAACGGCGTCTTGCACACACTTGACCATCGCTTCAGATACCGGCTCATAGGGGCTGACCTGCCTAGCAGCCCACCAATCAATATCCGGGCACGGGCACTCAAAGACGTGCTGGCCGTGTATTTGGCACCAGTAGTCGTCACACTGGCATAAAACCCACGGCGTTTGGTCGCCTTTCATTTTCGCCTCCATGCTGTAATAAAAGCTTGGTCATTTTCGTTACAGAATCCTGCTTACTTCGCTTCCTGTGCCTCTCGCCATTCGGCGTAACGTGTCAGCCAGTCGGCTAGTTGGCGGGCTTGTTCAGTGTTCGACACCACCCGCCACACTTCGCCGCTGTCGTCTTTTGCCATCACCTCATCAAATGAGTTGCATTTAATCGTCTGATGGTCAATCTCCATCGCCTCTGGCTTGGCCGGGATGCGGCGACGAACGGCAGGATAGGCTTTCGCTGTGTATGGAACATCCACAGGAATCAGCACCCACCGCTTCTCAGATTTGCGCCAACGCTCGTCACCGTCCTTGACTACCTCATCCGGCCCCAGCAACCGCCATCCATCGCCCGGCTGTATCTTTTCGGCAGTCATGTTAGTTCCTTAACTGTTGTTTGATTTCGACCAGTTCGTTGATTACCTCGTTCATTCGCTGGTTGAGAACTTCCAGCCAGTGGATAATCAAGTTCGCTTGCTGTTCGTTCATCGCTTTTTCCTTTTGTGCTTCTTGTCAGCAATGCCGTTTATGAAGTTTTCAAACTCCTGCCGCCTGTAACGCTTTTCTCGCTCCCGTTTTTCGCTGGCCATTAGTTGTTGAACCATGTCCCAGTCGCCCTCGTAGGTTGTCACAATCGTCGCCTTGGCTCGCTTCGGTTCGTCGCTCATCATTCCTCCTCCGTACAAACCCCAGCCCGCTTCGTGTTGCTGGGGGTGGTTAGTCTTTTTTAAACCCCCACCCTCGCCCACTGGTCTTAACCACACGGCAGCGGCAAAGATTACGCCGCCGACCTACGCAGGTGCGAGGATGGGTTTAATGGCTGTGGACCGGATTCGAACCGGCTCGCAAGCTATGTACAACTCGCTTTCGTTTTATCCCGGTGTGCCGTCTGTCAGCCGGTCGCCACCGTTCGCACGTCCCCACCGTGCCGCCACGCCAAAAATTGCCGTCTCTCCGGCTGTCACGCACACCCTAGTCGGGCCGACGCTGCTAGTACGTTTCGCTCGTCCTTCTATCCTCGAACAGGATGCCAGTACGTTAATCGTGTCGTCACACGACCCTCTGACAACGGGCACCAATCTTTCAGATGCCAACGATGCAGGCCGGAATCGAACCGGCAGCGATGGTGCAGTGATTCCATCGCTCTACCTCGCTGCATCGAACCGCACCGCCTGGGCTCGAACCAGGAGCTTTCCCCTTGTCGGGTTGCGTTTTCCAATTCCGCCACGGTGCAAGAAACTAAATCAATCCAGTCAGCTCATCATTTAACTGCTCGTCGGTGTAACCGACTGCCTTGTAGTGCTCCAGGAATGAGTTTCTAAAGTATCCATCTGGTGTCGGCTTGAGATTGCTGGAATCAAGCCACGGGTCACTGTCTTGGTAAAGCAGTTTCGTAAGCCGGATTGAGGCTATTGCTTTGATTAAATGCGGATTGGTCAGCATGTCGAGCTTGTCGAACAAGTCTGCACGGTCGTTTACCGTAACCACCACCGTCATCGAATCGTCCTCCCACTGAACAAGAGACGCGATTCGTTTTTCGCTGTCGTATTTCTCTAAAAGTTTCTCAGCCATTGCTCAATCCCTCGTTACTGCGTGCGCCCAAGCACACCAGATAATCACTGCACCAGAAACGAACCCACAGAAGTACCCAAAAATCATCTTCTCAAGCATGGCACTAGACTCCGTTTGATTGCCGAAAAAAATGCCGGCTTGACCTACCGGCAGTGAGGGCCGTCACAAGGAGATACAGCCCAAGGTTCCCACCACTCATTTACGCCGAATCTCTGCAATGCGAACTGCGTAAGCCTGCTCGATTTCATACCCTGCTCCTGGGTCATCTTCTGTAAGCTGCTGGGCCAAGTCGGCCGCAGCCTTCAGTGTTTTCACCGCCTGAAAATCAGCGGTGTAGTCCCGGGCCTCGGTAATAAACACTTCGAGCTGCTGGGGCTGGCTGCCCTGCTCGACAACCTCGGCCGGCACAATTTCAACGACCGGCTCCTCGGCGGCCTGTTCAACGACCGGCTCTGGCTGGGGCTCAGGCTGTGTGGCTGGCTGCGGTTTAGGCAGGAGCCTATTCTTGAGCGCTTCAGTGCCGGCCTTGGGCGGCTCGGTGGCTGGGAGAACTGTCATATCGTTGCGAACAACGTCCCGGGCTTCGTCCTCGTCGTAGATGCCCGACAAGCCAAACGCCAGGCGAGCGGCCTGCATGAAAGCCTTATGGCGAAGCATCCGGCTTGGCATGGTGCGCCACGGGTTGCTGGGCCGTGAACATTCTGACAGATACTCCGTGACCGCGACTGGCCGGCTACGGCGCTTGTCGTAAATCTTGCAAGTGATGCTGACTAGACCGCCTTGGTCGTTGTGCTCCGTCTCAAACTCGCAGCCATCGAAGTTTTCGTTTCGGTTGACCAGTGTTGACCAGCCATCAATCGAGACGATGGGGATAATTGCGCCGTTCGATTCAAAGGCAAAGATTTCCCGAGTGAGCGGGTTCAGCTCGTACTTATTGGCCACAATCAAGAAGGCTTGCACCTCCTCGTTTGTTGCTTCTTTGCCGTTCCTTTGCGGCTTGATAACGGTGTTCTTGAGAATCTGTAGCATTGCTCCCGGCTCGACACCGAGACGGCCGGCCATGACTTCGAGGAGCTTGGGTTTGTTTTGAGTAGTAACTGCGTTCATTACTTGGCTTCCTTGATTCGGAGAGTGCGATAGGACTTAGGCTGCACGGTGTAGCCTTTGCGATGGGATTCGAGGTAGGTAATCTGAGTGCCGTCAGCGAGCTTGGCGGCTTCCGAGTCACCGAGGGCCAGAATGAGCTGGCCTTGCAGCAGCTCGGCCTGTTCCTCGATTTCCTTTTTCTTGGCCTTGACCATTTCAAGGTCATCAATGATGGTCCGCAGGCGAAAGGTCGCCGTCTGGTCAATCTCGATGACTGACTCTGGCTTGCGGATGACGCGCTTGAGGATTTCTGGTGTCACCGTGCTGGCGTCTGGTGGCACGTCGCAAATAACGTGAGCGGTCCACCAGTTAGTAAGCTGCTCGGTCAAAGCCTCGGCCAGCTCGTTATCGTAGCGTACGAGATACTTGGAAACCGGCCAGCCGCCCAGTAGGGCATAGACGTGCGCGACCTCCGCGCCGGCGCAGAACATTTGCAGTTGGGTCTGGACCAGATACTCCTGTGGAATATGGTCGGTCCCTTCTTCGCCCCAGTAGCCTACAACCGGCGCGCCTTTTTTCATGCCGCTGGTCTTGGCTTCCACTACGTCGCCAGTGGCAATAACCTGGGCGTCCAGAGTCGCCCCAATAGGCAATCCATTCGGCGCTGGAATGAACACATTACGCTGAAGGTCGCCAAGGTCTTGCTCGGCATAGCCAAGCAGCAGCGGCTCAAGTTCAGTCCCGATTTTGGTTGCGTCGTTACCCTTCCAAGGCTCAGCCCGACCGGTCTTTTCCAGCCAGACTTTATATCCCAGCGACGAGCGTTCGACCGGCGTCGCGTATGAGCTGATTCCGAGAATGGCAGCGGCATCTGACGCGCCAATACGCGACGACCGCTCCCGGGTGACTGTCGATTGCATAAAATTCTCCTTATTTTGGGTGGGAAAAACGACCTATTCAGGGCTGGTGGCAGGTGCTGGCTCGTCGTGAACCGGCAATTCCGCCCGCAAGATTTTCACTTCCTTGGGTGCTGTAACCCCAATGCGAACTTCCTTGTTCGAGATTTTCAGCACCGAGACGACAATGCCGTCTCCAATCTTGATTTCCTCCAAGTGCTTCCGAGCTAATACCAACATGCTTTCGACCTCCGTGTGAGTGACTAATCAACCCTGAATAGGTATCGGGAATATAGGAAGTTACCGATAGCCAGTCAATCTAGTTCTGGCAAGTTTTTTGGAAATTAAAGCAACAACTCGGCAGGCAGCGGCCGGTTGAGTTTTATCCCGTCAGAGAGATACCACTTTTGAGTAGTGATGGCTGACGTATGGCCGGCATGATGCTGGCCCTGCCCAGGTGCTGCCAGTTCTACGGCCGTGATGCTTGAGCGCCTCAATTTCTTGAACGGCCCGTCGCTGGCGGAAAGACCTGCGGATTCAACGGCTGCCATGATTTCTGCTCGAATCAACTTGAAACAGGCTTTGGGGGTGCGGATACCCCATGTTGGCCAGCACAGCTTTCGCGGAGGCGCAACCTCGTCGAATGTTCGCTGGATGATTGCTCTGGTGCTCGGGTGTAGCTTGCACCAATGCGGCAGGCCAGTCTTGTGCATGGTCACGCAAAACCAACCTGACTCGCTGGCGTGGCTACGCTCCAGCTCCATCAAGTCAGCCAGCCGTAATCCGGTTTCCCAAGCAGCAGCCACCAGACCAACGTAATAATCGGCCTTTTTGATGAGCACGACCGGCAGTCGGCCTTGCACTTTTTGAAGCTCGGCGCAAATCCGGCCAACGTCTTCCGCGGTCCAAGCATCCCGAGGCGTCGGCTGTGTCTTGATGCGCCTGACTCGATTGGGCTCGATTGTTCCGTGCTGCTCGGCCACAGCTCGCCAGAGTACCAACAGGCTCCGGCGTTTGCTTTGGACTGTGTGCGGCTTGTTGCTCTGAGCGTAAGCAACAAGAAACCGATTCATGGTGTCATCGGTTAAGTCGGAAAGTTCAGCAGGGCGGCCAAGCCACTTCTCAAAACGGTTTACCGCGATGCGGTACTGTTCAACTGAAGATTCTGTGATGGCTCGCTGCAAAGAGTATGAGACGAGAAACTCTTGAACGGTCATGTGTGCCTCCAAAATCAAGGTAGGCATCCATGTGGGGGGGCGGCAGGTATTCCCTTTTGCCGGTGGGTGAAATACCCAACTTTTAGGTCCGCTTGTAAGGCGTGTAGCGATTATAGGGAGTTACCTAACTAGATTCAGGTTCTAGTGCCCGCAAGGGCGTGTAGGTTCGACTCCTATTATCCGCACTACCCACCGTAGTTGGTGGGTTTTCTTTCGTCAACCAAGTAGGAGCCCACCTATGACGATTCAGACCGGGAAACTAGACCGCAGAACCAAGAAATCCACGAAGATAAGTGAGCTTCACCGCAAGGTTATCACCAACATTCGAGAGCTGAGAATCGAGGTCGGCTTCAGCCAGGCACAGATGGCGGCGAAGCTGAAAATGGCCCAGCCGACTTATTGTGCCATCGAAACCGCCCGATGTGACGTAATGCTCGGGACACTTGAGCGAATCGCCCGAGTGCTCGGCCAGCCGGTGCAAGTTTTGTTTGCCAGGCAGCCAAGGTCGGTCTTGTAGTTGCAATTTCGCTTGCTAAAATATCAAGCAGTCTCACGGCTCGACTCCTTTCCGAAATTGGCTGTTGTGTCACCGAGAACATTGCCCGCAGCGGTTGCAGCCGCTGGCGGGTTTTTTGTTGGCTTCTCGACTTCAATCCGCTTCCGGCGATGCGACGAAGGTGACTAAATCAGCCCGGGGGCCCAGCTTGGCCACGTCTCTGGCCCGCGGCACCTGAACCAAGTCGGAAACAGGTACGTCCAGGGCTTGAGCGATTTTTTCAAGAGTGGTCAGAGTAATGGCCGTCCGGCCGTGTTCCACGTCACTGACCTGGGGCTGAGCCCAGCCTCGGCCGGTAATTTCCGACAGCTTGGCAGCGAACTGCTGCTGGGTCAAACCAGCCATCAGCCGCCGCAATCGGACATTTTTCGCTACTCGAATCCGCAATTCCATGCCGTAAACCTTTGTTCCTTAATGACTTGCGGATTTATAGCGAGAATCCTATTGACCGGCAACCCGCAGTCGCACTAGACTTTTCACGCCGGGGGTGACAGCCCGCCAATCACAACCTGAAACACTTGCGGCTCTGCCGCATTTTCACGCCCGCCCCCTGCCGACTGTCACCGGCGCGGGGCGGGTTTTTTCGTGCATGGAGTGCCCGCGATGGCCCGGAAGTCACCCGCTTTTTCTTTTTACGCAAACGATTGGCTTGGAAGTACCAGGCGGCTAAGTCCAGCCCAAAGAGGTATCTATATCGACCTGCTTTGCGAAATGTGGAACTCTGGCCCGATGACCGAACAAGAAACCCAAGCCTTTTGTTTGGGTTTGTCTTGGGATATGGTCTGGGATTTACTGAACCAGAAATTCAAGCTCAATAAAGATGGGCGGTGGTACAACGAGCGACTAGAGGACGAACGGCTCAAGCAAATCGCTTTTCGTGAAAAACAGGCCAAAAACGGTATTTTAGGTGGTCGGCCAAAAGCCAAACAAAACCCAGACCATAACCCAAACGAAACCCAAACCTTAACCCAAACACAAACCCAAACGAAAGCCAAACAAAACCCTTCAGTCTCAGTCTCAGAAAGTATTAAAGAAGAAGTCCTTACGGACTCGTCTCCGGAGGCCGTCGACCAGTCAGAACCGGCTGCCGCTGGCAGCCCTGCCCCAAAGCCTCCCGAGGGTGAAGAACCCTACGAGCTGAAACCAGAGCCAGCGACCAAAGCGAAACGAAAACGGGAACCCAAGCCCTTTGACCCCAACCGCGCAACGATGGATGACGTGCTGGACTGCTGGGAACACTACTGGGGAAAGAAAATCCAGCTCACTGATGCCCGCAAGAAAAGTCTCCGCGCAAGGCTTCGGAATGACTGGTGGGAGCAAAACTTTGCCGAGGGCTGTCGCAGGGCCACCAAATCGGAGTTTTGCAACGGCTCAAGCCCGAGCGGCTGGGTAGCGACTTTCGATTGGTTCATCCGGCCGGATACGCTGGCAAAAATCATGGAAGGAGCCTACGAAAAGCACAAAAAAGACCCCTACGCCAGTTTCCAGAAATTTTCCGCTGCGTCTCAGGGATAGGAAGTTTCCTAGCGCCAAAATCAACAGAACCGGCCCGCCAGTGAGCGAACGGTAGTCCAATAGTCCAATCACGCCACTAAATTAAAAAATGCGTCAGGAGCGAAATATGAACGTCGTAAACACTAGGGAACGAAAAACCAAGAATCCCGATAAAGTTGACTCTGAGCAGGCCGTGTTGGCGGCTGCTTTGCTCGACTTGACGCTGCTGGATAAAGCCCAAGCGGCGAAGCTCGGTAAGGCTGATTTTTCCACGCCGGAATACGGCGAGCTGTACGACAGGCTTTGCCGGCTCCGCCTGATGGGCGATGCGGCCGGTGAGAGCGGCACGGTTAAGGCAATCCAAGAGTCCGGCGTGGGCAAAGAAGCGCTTCGGGCCATGATGGAGATGGGTGACATTTACCGACTCGACTTTCGGCTGCATGTGCGGCGGGTGATTGATACTTCCCGGATGGCTCGGCTGGCCAAGGCGGTCGAGCAGACGGCCGAGCGAATTGAAGCCCGGGAGCCGATTTCTGACACCCTTGAATGGCTGGAAGCCGAATTGCAGCAGGTGAAAGCCAACCGGGAAATGAAGCTGTTCGACTGCACAGCCCTCGGGGAAATGAGCATTGCCGCCAAGCGAATCGAAACCACCATCGACGCCTACACCGGCCTGAGCGAGCTGGATGACCTGATTGGCGGCTTTCACGCTGGCGACTTGTGCGTCCTGGCGGCGCGGGCCTCGGTGGGGAAAACCGCTTTTGCCATGCAGATTGCCGAGCACAATGCCAACCGGGGTCGGCCGGTCCTGTTTGTCAGCCTCGAAATGGATGCCGTAGACATTTTCGACCGCCTGATTGCCAACGACACCGGAATCAGCGCCAGCCGCCTCCGCGGTGGCCGCAAGTCACTTTCCGATAATGACCTGGAGCGAATTGCCAACAGTGCCACCAGCTACCACGACCTGCCCCTGACGATATTTGCGCCGAGCAAAGCAACCACGGCCGACATTCGCACGGCCGCCCGCATCGCTCACGCCCGGCACGGCCTGAATCTGATTGTGATTGATTACCTGACCTTCATTCGGCACCCTGAGCGGCGAATGGACCGGCGAGAACAGATTGGTGAAATCTGCAAGGAGCTGAAGCGGCTGGCGAAAGACTTGAAGGTGCCGGTCATTGTCCTGAGTCAGCTCAACCGGCAAGCCGAGGGTGAAGTCCCGACGCTGGCGATGCTACGGGAATCGGGCTCCGTCGAAGAAGATGCCGACCAAGTGGTGTTTGTTCACCGAGCCGAGCGGGTATCGACCGAGGGGCAAATCATTGTCGCCAAGAATCGACACGGCCAATGCGGCTGTATCAGCGTGGATTGGAACGGCACAGGCATGCGCTACAGCGTGGCTGAGTTTCGGGCGCCTCAGGAGCAGGCTTCCAAGGGCGCTAAGGCTTGGAAGCCCCGGCCAAAGCAGAACTGGCAAACCGCAAAGCCGGAGGGCGAACCGTGGACAGGCTAACCGATGAGCAGGTGATTGAATTGTGGGAGGAGCGAGCCGCCATCATCGAGTTTGACGGCAAGCAGCCCCGCCGTGATGCCGAGCGCCGAGCGTACGCGCAAATCAAACGGCAACACCGGCCAAATGAAAAGATGCCCGACGCGACAAGCGGCTGGCTGAAGAAGGTGTGAGATTGTTTATCTTGAAAGAGAGGGTTTTGTTATGATTCCGATGATTCTTTGGTTTGATAGTGCTATCGGTATGCTTCAAAAGTCTATTGTCGTTCCGGTAGGGCTGTCAGAGCGGTATGCCATCGTGATTGGTGACGACCATCGGTGTAATTGTTTTTTCATTAAAGAAGCGGAATGGCACGTCAATAAAAACTGCCTTTTTGCAACAGTGGAAATTGATGAAGATTCCGTAGAACCAGATAGCAAGGAAATGGCCGAGTTGCTGCTTCAGCAAGGCTGGAAGAAGGTTATTTCGAGTTGACTGAGGTTCGATAGCACTTAGCCTATAGCCGCTTTTTGGCGGGTATTGGGGGTGTCTCTGTCGCCAGAAAGCGATTCTGGCTAAGGGAACAACCCGTGACTACGTTCGTGCCCGCGGCTGAGGCCGCTTCTGGTGTCGATGCTGCTCGCCTGTCTCGCCAAGACGTGATTCACGCTTGGCAATCGTTTGGTGAGGCCGTCACTGTCTGGGAGGAAAGCAAAGCTCCCGTGCTGGTGGAGTGGGAAGGCGGGCTCTCCCGCTCGTTCGAGCTGCTTGAGCCGGCCGTGGTTCAGCTCATGCAAGATTTGCAGGACGACACAGTGATTGAAAAGTCGGCGTGGGCCATTGTCCTGGCGATTGATGAGTTTATCAAAGCCACCATTGAGTGGGCGGAGCAAGTCAAGGTCAATCCCCGCGGCACCAACCCCAGCGGCTCCAAAGCGGTCTGGGATGCCTATCGAGAGGTCCGGCCAGCAATGGAGGACCGGCTGCCGGAGAAGCTGGAATCCGTGGCCAGCCTGCTTTCCCTGCGAGGAATCACGCCACAGCAGGTCGCAGTGATTTACGACTGGTACGACGAGTCCGGCAATCCCGATGTGGATAAGGTCGAGGAGGAGCGGCTGAATCCCGGCCGGCACACGGCAGGGACTCGCAATCCAGCCAGGGTCAAGCGCGAAAAGGAAATTGAGGCCCGCTGGAAAAAGCGGTGTGAGGAATTTGGCGGGTATGACCCCAGTGTTTTTGACGGCTCGGACTCGACCGAGCAGCCTCCGCGGAAAGACCCGCCTGCACCCGAATCCTTCGAGGAGTTGCTTTCCTATGAGGGCATGACTCTTGAGCAAGTTGCTCGAATGAAGCAAGTCTCCATCGACGAAGTGCGAGAGCACGCTCGGGAAATCGCCGTAATGAACACTGACGTGGCCCGATTGATGGGCGCGGAGCTGGCGGCGGAACGGTTGACTATCGACCCGACCAAGGTCGCCCGCAAAAATCAGATTGAAGCCTCGCTGATGGAAACTTACGCTGGGCTCGAAACGAAAGAGCGGGTGTGGGCGATGGCCGACGACGGCTGGAATGTCGGTCGCATCTGCGCCGGCCTGCGAGCCCATGGCGTCGGTGTGTCCTACGAGGACGTTTTGCGGTATCTGAGCCAGAAGCCCGAGGTAACGAGTGAGCCAGGACAAACCGAAGAAGCCGAAGAAGCCGAAGAAGCTGGCCAACCCGGTCGCAAGGCGAACGCAAAGCGAGGTCGAGTATCGAGAAAAACAAGCTAGAGCGCTGGAGCTGCTGGCGGAGGGCTACACTTACACCGAAATCGGCAAAGAGATTGGCGTCTCTCACCCGATGGTGTCCAACTACGTCAAAGACGGCCTTGGACTGTACAAAGAGCGAATTGCCGAGAGCGTCGAGACTCTGGTTGCGATGGAATGGCGACGGCTCGAACACCAAGAAACCAAATTGTGGCGACTGGTGCGGAGCGCGGAAAACGATGCCTTCGACAAAGACGGTAATCGTGATTACAAGTCGATAGCCACGCTTTACGCTCGCCTGCAATCGCTAAACGCCGACCGATTGAAGCTCATCGAGAAAATCGACCCCGGCGCAGATATGTCGCTGGATACTCGGGTTTCGCTGGTCGTCGTCCGCAGCCGCCAGGAATTGCCAAAAATTATTGAAGCTACGGAGTTCGCGCAGCGAGTATTACACGATGAGCTTCCTGCCGAGGGCGCGCAAGAGCCAGAAACAGACGGTTGAGCGGGTTAAACTCGCTGACGGCACAATCCAGTGCCTACACCAAGTCTACGACAAGCAACTCCAGTTCATCAATTCCCGTGACTTCGTTACGGGTTTTGTCGCTGGCCGTGCTTCCGGCAAAAGCTATACCGGCGCGCTCAAAGTGCTGCACGACGCCAAGGATGGCTGGGAGGTCATGGCAGTTTCGCCAACCTACGTCATTGCCGAGGACACGACGTTTCCGACGTTCATCGAGGCTGCTTCCAGTGTTGGCCGGCTCATCAGGACCAAGCTGAGCCCGTTCCCGAGAGCCTTCTTCCGAACCGATGACGGTGGCCGAGCTGAGATTGCTTTCCGCTCGGGCGAAGACCCGGACAAACTTCGCGGACCGAGTAAGCCGATGCTCTGGATTGACGAAGCCTCGATTTGCCATCAGGACGTTTTCAAAATCGGTGTCGCCACCTTGCGGTATCGCGGGAAGATGGGCCAATGCCTGCTGACCTTCACTCCGAGAGGCAGAACGCACTGGACATTCAAGGAATTTTTCGACATGGTTGACGCCGGCGAAGCTGCCCGCCTGGCTGGTGTCGGCCTGCACAAGTTCGGGGATAGCTGGTATCGCCAAAAGAAAAATACCAGTCTCATCCAAGCCCACAGCTCGGAAAATCCCTTTGTGGCCTCGGAGTACGTGGACCTTATCAGCGGCGTTTATACGTCGGCAATGCGGGAGCAGGAATTAGCCGGTAAGTTCGTGGATGTGGCCGGGCTCTTGTTTTCCCGAGAGAATTTCCGGCTCATCCAACCATTTGACGTGCCCCGTGGCGCAATGCGAGTCCGCTACTGGGACCGCGCCGCGACGGCTGGCGATGGCTGTTACACTGCCGGGGCGCTGCTCTCTATGCCGTTCGACAGTCGGCCAGCCCGAGTCATCATTGAGGACATTGTGCGCGGCCAATGGCACCCAGCCGACCGCGACAAAGTGATGCTTGAAACCGCCAAACGGGACGCGGAAAAGTACGATGGCGAAGTAATAATCTACATCGAGCAAGAAGGGGGCTCGGGCGGAAAAGAAATCGGCCAGATGGACGTGGCTAAACTCGCCGGCTTCCCCGTGTTCCTGGACGTGGTAGGAGGCTCACGCAACCGGAAGAAAGACGGAATTAACCTGCCGGGGCCGGCCAAGGTCGTTCGAGCGATGGGGCTGGCGGCCCAAGTCGAAGCGGGTAACGTGGCCATCGTCAAAGGTCCGTGGAACGATGCCTATCTGGATGAAGCCACCGCCTTTCCAGAATCGAGCTACGCGGACCAAGTAGACGCCTGCTCCGGCGGGTTCAACAAGCTCGCCATCCACTGGCAGGGAGAAGCACAAAGCCCGGAGAGGCTTGCGCCACCCCCGGGCTTTGGTAGTAAGATTCTCGAAATGCAGAGCGTCTTGGCTCTCAACCGAAAAAGGCTTTAGCAATCTTTCGGCGCTGCTTTTTTTTGGCCTCAAGCTCAAGAATCGCTCGGTGATACTGGCTCATACTCATGCCCCTTGGCTTCAGTTCGACCAGTTTATCCAGAATCGACTTTGGCAACCGAACGGTCAACATGACAGTGCCCTCGGGGCTCATGGGCGGTCTACCTTTTGGCATGGGCCACCCCCTGCTCCTGCTTCTGCCGCCATTTCCGAAGGTCGAGCGGCCGGCGAATCGTCATCCGTTGCCCTGCCAGCTCGTTCTCCTGCCCGCCCGGATTACCCCAGCGGTTCGGCCAAGAGCGAGTCACCAGCACGTCCAGTTCGTAGTACGCGCCAATCAACCTGCCCTCGTAGAAGTAGCCGTAGACTGGCGGCTCTTGGTCCTCCCACTCGTAGACGCGGAAGTGCGGTTCGAGGGGGGTAATCGGGTCGGCGTCGAAGCTGGCCGGCATGACCAGCGTACCGATTTGCTCAATCAGAAACTCGGGATGGTCGTGGAATGATTTAATCATAGTAGGTTTCTTCCTATCGTGTGGTGGTGGCTCGTTTATTTGCTTCGCGCTCAGCAGCCGCTCGGCCGATTTTCTTCATTGCGTCACCAAAGGCGATTGACAGCCCGGTTACGTCAACGAAAAGGTTTCGCCGCAACTGCCTGATGGCGTCCTCGGCCCTGTCGCACAGCTCGGCCAGCTCCTCGATTGCCAGCCCTGCCCAGTGCAGTTCAGCAGGGGTGGCGGCGGTTGGCTTAGGCTTTGACTTGGCCGTTTCCTCAGTCGTCAACAGTTCGCCGACAGGCGTAGCATGTTCGTCGTGCATATCGTCCTCGTCGCCCCAAAGCCTCCTGCAATACGTCACGGTGTCGCCTAATCCTGCAACTGGGGTCCAGTGTGTATCCATGAATACATTGAAGTGGCCGTCGCTGATTGCACAACGCAATGCCCATTCAAGCGCATCAGGCTCAGTCGCCAGTGCCGCCTCGTAGCCGCCAGCGTAAACCTCAATGGTATTTCCAAGTTCATCAACCGTGGTTTGGATTGTGCGGTAAGTGTATTCCGGCATGTTTCTTAATCTCCTGTTAGGTGGTTTCCTATAGTTCAAAACAATCAAACTCGGTGGATTACTCGGGGTTCGTGCAATAGTTCGAGCTGTTCTTCCATAATCTCGACGCCTTGTTCGTCGCCATTCAAACGGTATTTTTCCAAGCGGTTGCGGTACAGATTACGCCACCACGCAATCACGCCCCCAGCCAGCTCCACCGCCTTATCTTGCAGCGCATCACCCTCAAGCCTGGGCAGCACAAGTGGACTGTAATCGTTCAGGCTTTTCCCTTCAAAATTGACGTGAAATTCCTTGCCAAGCTGCTCCCCGGTTCGCTCGTCAGTCACAATCATCCGGCGCTTTCCGCATGAATAGACAATGCCCTGGGTAAACCAGACGGTCCCGCTGCGGTCCCAATCCCCAATTACCGTTACTTTGTCACCCTTACTGAATGTCGTCATTGCGATTTTCCTTGATTGAATTTTCCGTGATGGTGCAGGCCGTCCGGTGAGCACCGGCTACACGGCGCTGTTAGCGGCGTCTTTCAGTTGACTACCAAATTTCTTAATAAGGCTTTCCAGTTGTCGCACTTGGCGACGTGCGCTCGCACGCTGCTGCTTGTCGTCCTCCCAGCGTCCGGTCAACTGGTCGTTGTTGGCGTGCCCTTCTTCGCGGAACGTATCTAACACGTACCGAGCCTCACGCAAAACAATTTCATCGTCGTAACTGAGGTGCCATAAGCCAACCTCGTCATCCTTCGCAAGATTTTCAAGAGAATACGAAAGCTCGTGAATTTTGCTTGCCGCATTGGCCAATTCTTTAGTAACCATAATTCAATTCCTTGTGTTGCTTTCAGCCACCATTGGCTGGAATAGGTAGTATACTATATCGTATTACAAAACTCAAGCCTTTAATCCTTTCTTTCCCTACCGCAAAAAGCACGTAAAAACGCGGGTAAATAGAAATTCTTGGTCAGTATTGAATAGGTGGCATCCTATTACTACAATCCTCGCAAGGATTCTAGTGCGGCGAGGTAGCCATGTTTAAGTGCAAGATTTGCGAGGGAACAGAAAGGCCTTCCCCGGAAGAGATTGGCAGGGTTTTGGCCTATCTCGGTGCGTACCGTGATTCTGTCACAAAAGACCGGTGCCGTAACTGCCTTTCCTGCTGGATGGAGGAGAAGTTCGGCGTCAATTTACGTGGCGAGGATGAAGGGCCTTGCGGCGCGGTGAGGAAAAGCGGAGGGCCATTTCGGTACGGAAGCGGCGGCGGTAGGCGGATAATGCGAAAGCCGGAGCCGTTTCGATGAGCCCAATCGAGCAGTACATCAACAGCCTCGGCGGCGACCAGCTCAGCGCCCGCGCAATGCCTTGGTCCTACGGCGTTGAAGCGGGGGTTTTCAATTGCGATTGCCTCGTTTGCTGGGCTCAGTCAGTGGAAGTAAGGGCCCCAAAAGCCGCGTCAAAAGTGGTCAGGGTCAATCGGCGTGTGTACTGGAAGCTCAACAATTTACAAAGAATCTCAAGCAGGCCGGCAATCGTAGTCTGCCGATGGCTGGATGGCCTGGGATGGCATGTGGTTGACGGAACGGCCGGCCTTGACGTGGGGCTGGTAAGGATTGCGGTGGATAATTTCAGGAGCGTGTCTGATGGCTAAGAAGGTTTACATTGCGGGGCCGATGCGGGGCAAGAAGTATTACAATTTCCCCGAGTTCGACCGGGTGGGCGGGATACTGCTCTCGAAGGGCTACAAGGTCTACAGTCCTGCCGACTTGGATAGGGAGCACGGCTTCGACCCGTGGGAGCTGCCCAAAGACCACGACTGGAACACATTGCCGGAAGGGTTCGACCTGAAGCAGGCGTTTTTCCGCGACCTTGGCGCAGTGGCCGAGTGCGACTTCATCTGCCTACTCGATGGCTGGACCGATTCAGTCGGGGCTCGCTGCGAATACTTTGCGGCGCGGTGGCTTGGGCTGCGATTCATAACCGAGAGCGACGGGATGATTTTTGAGCTGGGCCCAGGCTGGGAGCCGGCCGGCGCGTCTGTGCATGCCAGCGAGATTCCGCAAGTGGTGGCCAATCACGTTGCGTCGGGGCCGGTGGACGTGTTCTTTAACGGTCAGTTTTTGGGCACGGCTGAAGCCTTGGAGGTAGTTGATAAGCCAACCGAATTAACTCCAGAGCAGGAAAACGAGATTTTGCGGTATCTCACCGAGCAGGCCAGAGCCGGCAACCGAAAGCCACCTGAATCAATCCTCGCCGAAGCTCAGCGTATTACCGGGGGCGACCGGCAAGCCCAATACGGGCCACCGGACCAGGACTTTCGCAGAACGGCGGAAATGTGGACCGGGCTGTTTGGTGATTTACTGAAATCGGGCACTAGATTCGATGCTTTTCACGTTGCGCTCGCTATGATACTGCTGAAATCCAGCCGGCAGATTCACCAGCGCAAACGTGATAACTGGACTGACATCGCCGGATACGCCCACTGCGGGAATGTCTGTGATGAGCAAGCCGCCAAGCCAACATGAGTTCGGTTTCCACGATGAGGAGCACGACAACACCGTGGCCTGCTGGGCCTGCGGCAAGTCCTGCTACGCTCAGCAGCTGGCCGACAGCGAAGTGATTTGCTGCCAGCACTGCTGGGCGAAGATTCCTCACCATCATCGCATGTGGATTCAATTGCTCAGCAAGGCGGCCGAGGAGGGTGGACTTGGCCTGCGAGAGCTGATTGCTCGCAGCAGTACCGAGGGTTTTGACCAGAACGGTGCGGCTGATTGGTTCAGGAGTCTATACGGGCAGGGCGGCTCGAATTGAGAGTTTCACAGGCTTAGGGACATGCCTATAATCTGCGGGAAATCCTCAGAGGTCAGGCCGTGGCAAAATCTCCCCTATTCCGACTTGCCAGCCGAGCGGCGCGTTTTGCTGCGCGCCGTGCTTTCCAGCGTATGCCTGCGGGGAGGGCGATTACCCAGTCCCGACGCCAGCTCAAGGCTGGGGCGATGGCTCCCTTGCGGCGGGCGATGAACAAAGCCAGCCGCGACCTGACCGGCCGAACGGCGATGAACCGGGTGCGGCGGGAGTTGAACCGGACCAGCATGAGCGGCATGGCGATGCAGGCGGTCAATGCCCTGCTTCGCTCGATGGGGCCGTTCGGGCAAGCAATCCAAAGCTCAATCCGCAGCCGCGGCGGGCCGGCCAAGCAGCTTCAAGCAGCGGCCGACTTGCTGCGGTCCTACGGGTACGAGATTCTGGGTAAAGACCCGAATTGGGCGGGCTACCAGCGCGGGGAAGAAGCCGCCAAGGAAGTGTTGGAAAACGCGGGCTACACGATTACGCCTGGCGGTCGAGTCATGCCGGCCAACCCGCCTCGCTGGATGCCATTTCCCGAGGAGGAGGAGCAGCCAGAAGCCACCACCGAAACCGCGACGGCACCCGGCAGGCCCAGCGACACTCAGCGACCGGACCTGAGCGAAGAAACACGCCGGCCACAGCAGCAGCCCGAGGGCGATGAGGATGAGGAGCCAGAGGTTACAGTCACACCGGAGATTCGCACGCCGGCCAGCTCAAACGTCTATTCATTCCAGTACGACTACAGCCGGTCGATTCTCTACGTGCGCTACCAAGAGCACACTGTAAACCCCCGAGCGGCCAAGATGAGCAGTTCTGGCGGGCGAACGCACGTCAAAGGTGAGCTAGGCCGTACAGTGGGCGGCAAGACAGGCGGGCCGGGAGCGCTCTACGCTTATTACGACGTGCCACCCCGAATCTTCGAGCGAATTGTGCGGGCTCCGAGCGCGGGCAAGGCGGTTTGGGATGACCTGCGGATACGCGGCACCGCCTACGGCCACCGATTCCGCTACACCCTCGCAGCCGGCCAAGTGGTCAGCATGGATGGGCAAAAGGGCGTCTACATTCCGCGCAAGGTCACGCCGCAAGGCTTCAGGAGCCGCACACTGGCCATCGAGGGGACTGGCCGGCGAATCTACGGGCACAGTGCCCTACCAGAGGAACGGCGGAATTTCCGTGGCAGACCGAATCAACCGAATCGTGGTACACCTAACCGAGGCCGACCATGACCGCAACCAAGAGTAAGCCGAAGCTGCGAGCGCTGAACCTCGACGCCTTTTACGAGGGGCGGCAAGCCTTCAATTTAGGCCAACCCGCCAGCGTTTGCCCCTACACCAGCCGCAACACGGGACCGGCAAACGAGACTGACCAGCGGCTTGACTGGATGAACGGTTATTACCAAGCGAAGTACGGTGACAAATGGGGAGTGTGATGTTGCACCCGGAACAAATCAGGGTCGGAATGTGGATACGGGTCGAGGACGTTCGGCCCTGCTCGATGCCGATGGGCGATGGGGAAATCTTCGTTCATGCGCAGCAGCTCAGCCAAGCGCAATACGCGCTTTCAACCTTTGGCGGCATGCCGCTGCAAGTCGTGGCGGTGCAGTTTCCGTTTGTCCTGGCGAATTGCGGGCCGCGGGGCTTGCTGATGATTGACCTCCGCTTTAATCGCATCGGCAAGTGCGACAGCAAGTTTGTGGACGTGATTAAGAGGATGCGGGCGCGGAACGCAATGGCGATTGCCCAGCTCCAATCCGAACCAACCCAGCCGCACAGCGATGAAAGCGGCGATGAACCTGAAGAAGTGAGCACCTGATGGACCGTGAAGCACTGGTAAAGGGACTGTTAGGCGGCAAGACGAGCAAGTACCCGCTCTCGGCTCAAACCGTGCCGATGAGCGTGGCCAACGCCAGCAAGACCGACCCCGCCATGATGTGGCCCGGCTCGCCCCCCAACTGGGGTCAGCCGGACATGCCGCATATCTTCAGCTTTGTGGGCCGGTACGGCATGGTGGCCAATGCCTACATGCAGTCGGACGAAGCCCTGATGCACTCCTCGGCCAACGCCGAAATCATGCGGAACGAACCGATGATTATGGAGTGTGTCGAAGCCCGGATGCGATGTGTGGCGCTGCTCAACTGGCACATTCAGCCAGTCGATAACGATGTGCTCCGTGACGCGCTGGACAAAGCCGACAGCCAAGAGACGGCAATGCGGATTCGGGCGGCGCTCAAGAAGCCCAAGAGCGATGCGCAGGTGATGGCGGACAAGCTCACCAGCATCCTCAAGCACACCCCGCACTTTATGAAAATGCGGTACGCGTTGATGGACGCCATCTGGTACGGCAAGACCGCTACAGTGCAGACAATGGGCGTCCGGCCGATTGGCGGCCAGCGGCGGATTTTCGTTCGCAAGTGGGAGCCCAGGCACGGCGACAAGCTGATTTTCCGCTACGCCGATGGCTCTTACGAGTACGACCCCGACCAAGTGGGAATCCGAATCGGGCCGACCACCGAGGCCCATGATGACAAGTGGGTGGATTACGCCGGTTTCGAGCGGTCCCGAGTGGACGCGACCCAGCACGGCTTCGTCTACTGGTTTGATGGCCAGCAGCGGCGTCGAATCTGCCTGCACAAGCACATCATCGAGGACGGCGATTTCATGCGGCCCGAGAAGGCCGGCAGCATCAACGGCGTCGGAATCCGCAGCCGAATTTACTGGACGTGGTGGGCCTATCAAGAGAGCCTGAAACTGCTGCTCGAATACGTCGAGCGGTCGGCACTTGGTATCGAAATTTGGAAGTACCCTGCCCACGACCCCAAGGCTAAGGAACGCACAGAGAAGGCCGCCCAGGAACGCGGGGCCCCTGGCCGGAGCGTGGTGCTTGTGCCAATCCCGACCGGCGAATACGGCGATATGTACGGGGTTCAGATTGTCGAGCCCGGGCTGGGTGGAATCAGTGAGCTGCAATCGGTTTTGCAGACCTTTTTCGGCCACAAAATCAAGCGGTACATTCTCGGCCAAACACTGACCAGCGAGGCAGAAGCGACCGGAATGGGCTCGGGTGTGGCTGATGCGCACCTTGCGACCTTCCATGACATCGTGAGATTCGACGGGCTCAACCTCGAAGAAACCATCACGACCGACTTGCTGCGGCCACTTCAGCAGTGGAATTTCCCCGGCACGGATGACATTTTCCTGCGGTTTGTCATCGACACCGAGTCGCCTGACGCGCAGGAGCGAATCGCCAGCTACCAAGCCGCCTGGGCAATGGGCGTAAAGATTCGCACCGAGGACATTTACGACGCGCTGGGCGCCTCTCCGCCGACCGAAGGCGATGACTTCCTCGACAATCCGGGATTGGAGTCGGCGAGAATCAGCAACGAAGCCCAGAAGCAGCAGATTGCTCAACAGGCGATGATGATGCAGGCCCAGATGGGCGGCGGGCAGGCCCAACAGTTTGTACCCTTCCCCGACATGGGCGAGGGCGGCGTCCCTGGCGATGGCGATGGCGACGGCTTGGCCAACGACCAGCAGGACCAACTATTCGACGACCGGCAAATGGCATTTCAGTCCAACGCCGATGTCGAGCGATATTCCGCCCATCAACCTGCGTACTCGCTAAAGGAACCTGCCTATGGCGAGAAAGACTTGTATTGGTGGGAGGTAACTCGATATGAGGCGAGGACCGACAAAGCGGGCAAACTGTCCTCGAACGTCGAGGTCGAGACGCAGAAGTCGGGCAAACTGCCCGAGCTGCCATACCATCCCGACGCGCTCGACGTGACCAAGCGCGGTTTGCCCAAGGTCAATCAGACTGCGGTGCAATACACCAAGGTGGGGCCGGAGCACGCTCGTTCAGCCGTTCCGATTCTGACCGGCAAAGAACAGCTTTCGGTGCCGACAATGGGCAAAGTCTCGAAGAAGACCGGCCAAGCGACGCCCAAGGCGCTGCATGTGGCACAGGCTATCAACAACCGCTCCACGGGCCGCGGCGGTGTGCTCCATTTGCATCACCCGGAGCATCACGACTTCATTGCCAAGCAGCTTGCCGACGAAGCCCTGCACGCAATCAAAAGCAATGGCGGGGGCACTGGCTGGTACGACAGGCAGATGAAGGGGACAATGCGGTATGTGGGCCGCATGTTTCCGCAAATTAAGTCTGACCGAGGACTGGCGACTGCTTTCAAGGCAATTCTGGCCGTGACGAGCGGCGGTACAGACGTGATGAAGAATTTCGGTAATGCGCTCGACCAGTTTGACCATTACCTGAAAACCTACGACCCCAAAGTCGGGTACGGGCAGTTTAACCACCGGGCAACTGGTGGCGGCAAGCAGCAAAAAGCGATTCGGGCCAACATCAAGCGACTAAACGGTTTGATTCAAGAATACGGGCAAGACGGGCTGCGGAAATTCCTGCTGAGCAAGAGTACGGTCGGCGAACTGCTGAAGAAAGGCTACAAGGCTAATGGAGAGTTGCGGGACCATACAGTTTACAACTCAGCCGTTTTCGGTCCAAAGATTGGAGCTTTTTTCGCCAACTTGCACGGCAAGTACGACCCAGTGACGATGGATATGTGGTGGATGCGGACGGTCAATCGGCTTCGGGGCACGCTCACTAAATACAACCCCGACACGGTTCGGCAGCAGGCCGGATATATCCACAACGCGCTGTTGCACACCAGCCCCTACGAAAAGGACAAGCTGCACGGTTACAAGCGGAACGACCTGATTCGACTCGCCAAGCACGTTCACAGGACGGGCGACCTGTCGCAGGCCGGGCCGCTGAAAGATTGGGCACTTCAGCGATACAAAGCCTTTGCGACTTCAACCAACCCCGCGACGGGCGAAGGCAGTTTCCACGACCGCAACCACGTCAACAACGCCGCCAGGAATTTCTATCGCTCGTTCTTCGAGGAGAACCTAAAGCCCGAGAACGGCATGGACCGACACCATATGCGGAAATTGGCTGAGAAAGTCCAGTTTATCTTAGGTAAACGCGGCCACCACATCACCAACGCCGAGTTGCAGGCCACGCTCTGGTATCACGAAAAGAATCTGTGGCGGCACTTGGGCTACGTCAACACCAAGGCCGAGCCAATGTCGTTCTTGGATGCGGCAAAGGCACATTTTAAGCTGAGAAGCGGAAGGGGGACTCGATGAGCATTTACCGAGCAAGCGGCTGGCATGACGAGGAGCACCCGGACCAGCAGGACTTCGACAACTGGCTGGTCGAAAACGAAGATGCCGTGCATCAAATCCACACTCGCCCAGAGTTTCGCCAGTGGGTTCAAAACGCAATTAACAACCACATCGACGACGGTGACCTGGAGGTGGATTGGGACGCCCCTGACGACGAGGAGCAGACTGACCTGGGGGAATGGACGCCGAACAAGCGGGTGGCGGATAACTCGTTCGGCGATTTCGACCGCTTTCAAGCTGATGCCATCGTGGACCGCTTTGGCCGGTACAAGCCTATGCAGGGCCAAGGCTCGTTCGATTGGGATGAATCAGCGCACCCCCGAGAGCAGGAGGCCCACGACGGCAAGCGGCCCGGTGAGTTTGCGCCAAAGGCGTATGAGGATTGGGACAGCCAGCGGCACGAACGAAACGGCGACAAGCCGACCAGCTTCCTGACCGGCCACAGCTCGGACGGTGTTCGGCAAGCAGCCAAGCAGAATCCGGGGCTCGGCCTGCTGATTACCCCGCTGACCCAGCAATACATTGGGCACGCCGGCGACTACTCGCATATCGCCTTGGATAACGGGGTTTACTCGGAGTTCAAGGGCTCGGCTCCGTTCTCTCCCGAGAAGTTTCGGGCGATGATTGCCAAGGTCGCCAAAGACCCTGCTCTGGCCGCCAAGACGCAGTTTGTGGTCGCTCCTGATGTGGTCGGCGACTGGGAGAAAACCTTAGAGCGGTCAAAGCCGTGGCTGGCGGAGATTCGCAAATCAGGCTTGCCGGTTGCGTTTGCCGCCCAAGACGGGATTGAAAAGAACCCCGACAAAATCCCGTGGGACGATTTTGACGTGTTGTTTATCGGGGGCTCGACTGCTTGGAAGCTCGGGTTCAACCCGATACCTGGCGTTTTCCGGCCAACCGATGACCAACTTCGCAAGGCCGGTTACAACTCTGATTTTGGCAAGATGCTGAAAGAAGCAAAGGCAAGGGGCAAGCGCATTCACATGGGGCGCGTTAATTCGTGGAAGCGGGCCGAAATGGCCAACTACGGGATGCAGCTCGATACGATGGACGGCAACTTCATTGGAGTCGCCCCGGACCAGAACCTTCCCAAAGTGCTCGGGTGGCTCAATGCGATTACCCACGGGATGAAAAAGCCAAGCGAGCAGCAGCCCAACCCCCGCGCATGGACCAATAACGGAGACGGTACTTGGACCACGCCAAACGGGACGGTGTGGAAAAAGGCAAGCAAGGACGGGGAGGTCAGTCCAGTAAACGGCAAGCCATACAGGGGCGGCGAGCTGATGCCGATTCACGGGCTCGCCAGCGGCTTGCCCAAGCCTGAACCTAAACCCAAGCGGGACAAGGACTCAGGACAATCCAAGGTTGATGAGGATGGCCGCCAGAAGGATGATTGGAAAGAGCCCAAAGTCCGGCAACTGACCCCCGAGCAGATTGAACGGGAGAAGGAGGGCCGGGAGCGGCAGCGCAAGTGGGACGAAATCACGTCCGGCATTATCGGCAAGTCGCTGGGGCTGGGCGACCGGCCGCATTATATCGACCGAGGCTGGGGAATAGCCAAGGTCTGGATGGCGGAAGCCGAGCGTATTGGCCCAGAGGCCACAAAAAAACTTGTGGATGCCGCAAAAAAAGTTGCACTTAAAGGCTACGCCGAGCTGTATCGCCAAAAGGGTGAGGCTGACCCGAAAGCGGCGGCGCAGAAAACACTGGATTGGCGGCACGCTAATTGGCAAGAGAGCCTGCTGACTCAAGGCGACGTGTTCACGAAGAAACACAAAGCCAAGAATCCGCATACGCCTGAGTTGCGGCATTACGTGGAGCTGGCCCTAGAGGGTGCCGGCAATCAAATCGACGGTCTGTACGAGATTCACAAAGCACTAGGCGAAGCCGAAAAGCACAGCGCCCAAGCTGAAGTAGACCGCTACGGCAAGGTGAAGCCGATGGCCGGCCAAGCAGCCTTTGATTTTGATAGGCAGGAGCCTAACAAGCAAGCAGAATCGCAGCCAGCACCGGAAGCAGAACCGGAGCCGACCCACCCGTTTGCGATTCGTCTCAAAAGGTATTTGGAGTTGAAAGACAAGGCGGTTCGGGCAGGATTAAAAGAGCCCAGAACTGACCTGCTCAAGTAGTCCTCATAGGCAGGAGCCTAGTAGGTGCCGAAGAAGCAACGGAAGCAGTGCCCAGTCTGCGGCAAGTGGGTAGAGACGGTTAGCCGGACCTGCTCAATCAAGTGTGCCCGAGTCGCCTTTCCCCAGCCTCACCGAAATCCCGACCCGACAGAGGACGAGATACGAGAAGCCTGCGAGGAGATACGCAAAACATGGTCGCCGGAAGAAACAGCGCGCAGGCAGGTCGGCCCCAAGCCGCCTGACACGCCAATCAAAACGATACCCGCCCAGGCTACTCGCCGAGGCGGTCCAACCTACGAGTAAGCGAATGACACTGGCTGAGCGCATCGCTGCCCGACTCTCGGGCATTTCCACGGAACGATTTATGTTTGGCCTGTTCGGTGAGGGCCGAATGGGCGAGGGCGGGTTTGGCAAGCTCCAGATTCTGGGCAAGACGAAGCACGTTACGCGCTGCCAGAACTGCGGGCGGGCCGGCCTGAAACATGCGGTTGTTTGCGCGGTCGTCGGCGAAGATGGCCACCCCACCAACCAGTATTACTACTTTGGGACCGACTGCGCTGCTAAGTTGGCTGGCAAGGCTGAAAAGGACGTGGAAGCCGAAGCCGAGCACCAGGAATCGAGCGGTCGGCCACGAATGAAGAATCTGAAGCCCACCAAGCCCAACGAGGGCCAAATGGAGCTGTCGTTGCGATTTGCGGCAGCATGGCAGGCCCACGTCGAGCGCTACGGCCGGGTGAAGCCGACCAAGGGCCAAGCGGCGTTTGACTTCGACGCGATGGCCAGTGCGCCACAGGCCGAGCCAGCAGCAGGCAAGCCGGCAGCCGTCGAGCCCCCTGCCCTGCCTTCCAAAGGCAAGCAGATGGGTCTGTTTGACCAGCCACAAGCCGCAGCGCCGGCCGCCAAGCCTGCGAGCGACTGGGACGAGAAGAAGCACCCCCGCTGGGACGCTGGCGACAAGCAGCACCACGGCGGGCAGTTTGCGCCAGCGCAGGCCGAGAAGCCAAAAGCCGAAGTGCAGTCTGAGCCTGATTATGAAGCTATCGCCAAGAAGGCGATTTCCGAGGGCAAGGGCGTGCTGTCTCTCGGCCGTGAAATGGGCCTGAGCACCCAGCAGCACCGCAATCTCTGGGCGACCTGGGCTGCAATGGCATCCGAGGAGGGGGACAAAAGCAGCATGCCGCTGTTCAAGCCGGCAGCGAGAAAGCAAGAAGCCCCTGCCGAGCAGCCTGAGAGCGAACATCAATTCCCCAATCTTCAGTGGACGCCGAAGCACGTCGGCGAAATGAGCTACCTGCATGGGCTGGAAATGGAAGCCGGAGGAGGCTTAGCGCACCTGCGCCCGAGCGAAAAGTCTCGGATTACAGCCGCCAAACGGTCGTTGACGCAAGAGCGGAATAAGAAGCCGCTGTTTGCCGAGCAAATCAAAGAAGTGCAGGAAACCCCAGAAGCCCGGGTTGCAAAGTACGACGACAAGTACAAGGAAATGAAAGCCAGTTCGATTTCAAGTGAACTGGCGTCTTGGAAACGGCTGGATGAAAAGTTGGATTCGATGCCGGAGGCCGACAGAAAGAAAATCCTTGAGCACATCAGCCAGCGGCAGTATCTGCAAGACGTGACGAGAGCGATGGGTTTCATCAATCGTGACCCGATTGGGGAAATCGCAGCCAGCGAAAAGAAACGCGCCGAGATTGCGGCTGCCAAGGCAAGGCAGGAACAGCCAGCGGCACAGCCTGCCCAATTCGACTTTGCCGCCATCGTGAAAGAGGCCCGAGCCAAGGGCCAGAATATCCATGCAGCAGCCCGAGAGGCCGGCGTCCCAGTGACGCATGAAAACAAGCGGGCGCTGATGAAAGCGGTAAACGACCTGCCGCCAGAGGAGCCGAAGATTGGCCCGGGGCAAGCGCGGGGGCAAGCGAAGTTCAATGAGGCAAGGGCCAAGGAGGAGCGGCCCGCCGAGTTCAATAACATGACGCCAATAGGCAAGCGTTTACTTGAAGCTACCCGGCACATGGACGATGAGAAATTTAAGAAGTTTATTCGAGAAGCCGCACCAGTCGTGCGAATGAATCAAGCGAGACTGATGGCGCAGATTGACTACGACGGGCTGATGAAAGCTAAGGAGTTTTCGGGGCAAGCAGGTTTTACTAACCCAGACATGCCGTTGTTGTGGCCGCACGATGCCGCCACATTCCCGCAGGCAAACAACCCGCCAGCGATGAACACCACTAAACCTGGCGACTTGTTGTGGTCGCCGACGTTTAGCGGAACCCCGGCTCTGCTTCAGGTCGTATCACGAAACGGCAAGAAGCAAAAGCTAAAAATAATCAGCGGTCCTGATGAAATGATGGTTGGAAAAACGATTGACTGGCACGCCGACCAGAACAACGTCATGTTTCGCGAGGCCACTGCGAAAGAGGCTAAATTATTTGGCCCAAAACCGCCGCAGGAATCGCCGGACGGGCTTCCGCTTTTTGCTTCGTCGAATACCAAAGAGATACCGCCGCAATCAGGTTATCAGTTTCCGCATTTGAAGTGGACGCCCAAGCACATCGGTGAGTTCAATGGTCCGTTCTCGCTGAACAAAATGGCCGACCCCGAGGAATGGCCCTACAAAGAACAACAAGATTACGTCGCAAGAGAATTGCCGATTTTAAAGCAAATCGACGAAAAGCTTGACGCAATGCCGGAGGCCGACCGCAAGCGGATAGTTGAACATTTGGTGCAAAATCCTGCGCTTCAAATCGACGACCATAAAGTTCTTTCGTTTTTAGGCAATAACCCGTTACAGCAGATTGATGCCTTTGAGCGGCCGTATCGTGAGCGAGCTGCAAAACAAGCCGCGGGTAAGCTTGCTGAGCCTGCCGGCGATGGCGATAAAGAAAGTCACAGCCTTGCCGACGAAGCCCGAGAGCTAAGCGAACGGGCGAGCCGGCTCGTCGAGCGGTATTCCGAGGCTGGCGAGTTGCAGCCGGGACTCAAGGGCCAGCAGGATAATCACCCGCACTGGGAAACACCCGAGTTCAAAAGCTGGTTCGGGCAGAGCAAGGCGGTTCAGCCCACCGGCAAACCGCTGCGGGTATTCCACGGCAGCAAGCGACCTGACCGGATTGGCAGCGAGTTCAAGGCCAACCGCGCCACCAGCGGGCCAATGTCGTTTTTTACTGATGACCCGGATATTGCCAGTAGCTACGCGACCGGCAAGCGGGATACCAGCTTGGAAATGCCGGAGAGCTACGCCGGCTGGTTCAAATACAAGCCCCAGGGCAGTCGTGGACACGTCAGCCTCGACCATGCCTGGTATCACCTGCCGCATGAGCAGAAGCAAGCCGCGTTAGAGCGACTGCCGCACGTCAACATCAACGAGGAAGGGGAAATCTCGCACAAGCATGGCCAGGGGACCGTAGCGAGCGGTTGGGACTGGTATCTCAAGCGAGAGGGCCAAGGCAACCCGATTAAGGCTGCGCGGGCTATCTGGCTCGATTCTGGAACGCTGTTCAACGATGAGCACCGATTCCTTGAAGTGCTGAAGCACGCCGGTATCGACACCAGCAATTTCCATTACGAAAGCCCGTGGCATGAGCAGCCAGGGGTTCACCCTGCTTGGCTGTCGATTCAGAATCCGCTCGACACCGCGAATATTCCCGACCATGTTCACGACGCCCTGCATGCTGCTGGACGGCTGAAGCGCGGCAAGACAGGCTCAGGGGCCGACCAGTGGGACAAGCGGCACGTCAGCGGCCGGGATTGGCTGCAACGACTGGCTGAGGATAAGCAGAACGGCACGGCGCACGCTTGGACCAGCATCCCAGACTGGGCGACTAAAACACTCAAGTCGCTTGGGTATGACGGGATTAAGGATATGGGCGGCAAATACGGCGGCCCCAAGCACTCTGTTTGGATTCCGTTCGGTCCTCATCAAATCAAGTCGGCGATGGGCAATCGCGGCACCTACGATTCTGGCAGCAAGAAAATCACCTATGGGGCTGGCGGGCAGGTCGAGCGGTACAGCGCAGGGCACGGCTTCGAGGAGCTGCTGGCCCGAGCCGCCAAATACACCCAGAAGGGCGAGGGCTACAACCGGAATATCCACGCCTCGGCCAATCGAGTCAAAAGCATGTTGGCTCAAGGCCGGCACAAAGAGGCCGCACATTGGGCAGAGGAGCTGAAATTGCGCCTCGATGGCTTGGAGCCCAAGCCAGCCACCAATCTATTCGGGGAAGCGGTCGAGCCTGCACCGCAACCAGCGAAGCAGCAAAGCCTGCTTGACAGCCAAGGCCAAGGGCTGTTGTTTTCTCGAACCGGGCAAACGCAGCGCGGACTGTTTGGCGATGACTACGAAGCCAAGCCGCTCGGAAAGCAGGAAAGCCACCTGCCGGCACCGCCTGAACCGCTCAAGCAGCACAAGCCGAAGCCGAATCAGCAATCGCTATTCTCGGCGGTGGCTGATGCGATGGGGGTCCGTGTGGAGCGCTACCAAAACAGCATCGAAGAATGGATGAAGCAGACAGAGGCCGAGCACCCAGAGGCCGCTAACCTGTTTGCCAGCGAACGCGACAACGCGATTCACCTGCACAATATCGAAATCAACAAAGCCAATCGCGGCAAGGGGATTGGAAGCCAGATTGTCGCCAAGCTGCAAGCCTACGCTCAAAAGAAGCAGAAGCCGATTACCCTTGAGGCGGAATCAGAGCCCGGCAAAAAGGGAGCGCTCGACCGATTCTATAAGTCTGCTGGTTTCCAAAAGCCCGGCCGCCGACGCGATTACAGCCTCCCAGCGGGTCATACACACATTTGGCGACCCAAGACAGAGAATCACTCGGCCGGCGCGTCAATCGAGCGCTACGCAGCCGAGCAGGCCCCTTCTCCGTGGTTTCTCAAGAGCCGCGAACTACTGAAGCAGAAGATGGGCCAGCACGCCCCGGCAAGCCAAGTCCTTGCGCTGCTGAAGAACAACCAAATCAGCCCCGAAGAACTGGAATGGACCGGGCTGGAAAAGCACTTGCGAGCCAAGGGCAACAACCCAGTCAGCCAGCAAGAGCTGCATGACCTGATTGGGAAGTTTGGGGTGGAGGAGAGCGTGTTGGGGGATAAAGGCTATAGCCCCAATCTCCGCAAGTTCATCGACGATACTGGATGGCGGCCGGACGTTGACGGGCCGCTGGATTCCTATATTTGGGGCATGAGCGCCGAAGCTCATCAAGCAGGCCACGCTGATGCCGCCGAGGATTTAATGAACCTCGGCAACGAAGCCCATTTAATACCGAGCAGTAGTGAGCCGAAGTACGGCAAATACTCCTTGCCTGGCGGCGCGAACTATCGGGAAATGCTACTTAGGCTGCCGGATAAAAGCGGCAGTCCGCTGTCGCACTTAGAACTGACCGCTTTGTCGGATTTGCGAGAAGTTGCGCAAAGAGTTGGTCATCAAAACCTCGGAGCGCTGCAGCAAGAGTACGACGAGCTGCTTGGCAGACGGAACGCTCAAGAGCAAGGCCGAAAGCAGAATTACCACTCCTCCCACTGGGATGACCCCAACGTCCTCGCACACGTCCGCTACAAGGACTACACCGGGCCGGACGGGAAGAAGCACCTACACATCGACGAGATTCAATCCGACTGGCACCAGCAGGGCCGGAAAGATGGGTATGACATTGCAATGACGCCCGAGCGGCAAGCCGAATACGACCGGCTTTCCAATGAGCTGCTTCAAGCTCGAAAGTTCCACAGCGAAGATATTGATTTCATCAAGAAGCAGTCGAGGAAAGGACTCGCTGACGACGCAATCGAACAGATGCTGAAACAAAGACAGGCATCGCCGGAGCGTCAAGCCGCCGCGCAAAAAGAGCGGGAATTATCGGAGCAGTTAAAAGCCTATTATCCCAAGGAAAATGCCGCCCCTGACGCCCCGTTTAAGAAAAACTGGCACATGCTGGCGATGAAGCGAATGTTGCACCATGCAGCCGCCAATGGTTACGACCGGGTGACGTGGACGCCAGGAGAGGAGCACGCCGACCGCTACAACCTGCAAAAGCATGTCGCGTTAATCGTGCATGAGCCGAGCACTGGGAAAATTAACGTGCTTGGCCACGACGGCTCTCCTGTGCTGCGTGGTAGCCACAAAGACGGAGTATTTCAGGCAGAAAGAACCGGACCTGACCGGCAGTTTCACGGCAAGCCGCTGCATGAAATTTTTGGTCACGAAGTAACAGAAAAACTCCTCAAAGCCGAGCCAGACTCGTTCACTGGACACGCCGCAATTTCCGGGGACGACCTGAAAATTGGCGGCACTGGGATGCGGGCGTTTTACGACCAAATGCTCCCCGCCGATACCAACAAGCTCATCAAGCGGCACGGCGGCAAGGTCGGCCAGTTCGACCTGCACCTGCCGGACCATAGCGACGGCGGCGGGTTTGAAACCAAGCCTCCCCGGGCAATCAAGGTTCACGGGTTCGACATTACGCCCAGCATGAAAGCCGAAGCCACTGGCGGCAAGGGCCAGTCGATGTTCAGCGTTTACGAGGAGCCCGGCCTGCAAATCGAGCGGTACGAGCAAACCGGCGCAAACCCGCCAGGCTTGCAGCCCCGTTTCCGAATGGGTGCAGGCGAGCAGCGAGCGGCTGAGCAGTTCACCAAAATCCCAAGCACGAAGCCGCCTGCAATCTTCAGCTTCCTCGGTAAGGCCGCTGGGCTTGTCGGCAAGGCTGCTGGCAAGGCTGCCGGAATGGCCAAAGGGGCAGCGGGCCAAGCTGCCGACAAGGCTCTGGGCGCGATTCAACCGGCCGCCGATAAGCTGGCCGGCAAGATTGGGGGCGCTGCCGAAAGCCTCGACCGCAAGGGCCAAGCGGCGATGAGCAAGGTAGGAATGGCACCCAAGCCGGCACCGACACCCGCCAAGGCTCCCAAGGCGCAAGCAGGAGCAGAGAAGCCTGCTACCCAAGGCGTTAAGGCTGGGGCTCCGGTAAGGCTGGGCCAAGCCCATGATATTCACGGGAACGGCCGGCAGATGATTCCCGAGGGCACCCAAGGCACCTACATCGGGCCGCACAGCCAGCCGGGACACGCCGAGGTCGAAATTGGCGGCATCCGGCACGTCATCCCAACGAAGTCGCTGGGTTACTCGGTCGAGCACACCGACCACAAAGCCATCGAGCAGCACAAGCAAACTCAGGCCGAACAGGCCCAAAAGCAAAAGCAGCTCACCGCACGGCAACGGGCTGAAGCGGTCCCCGAGGGCATGGAAAAGGCCGAGCGTAAAAGCCTGCATGTTTCCTCGCATGACCTGCAACCGGGTGACGTGATTCACCACGGCGAACAAGGCGCACATCCCTACGGCCGAGTGCTGGAGGTCCACCCGGACGGCAAGCACGTCGTTGTCGAGGAGGCGACAAGCTCCAAGGGCTCGCCTGATGGGATTGCTACCACCGGGCGGCGATTGACCATCCTGGGCCATGAGAAGATGGAGGGGGGCGGCAGCGCCACCCGCATGTTCCACACCAAGCGAGTCCCCGATGAAGCCCGCCCAATCGGGCAGCGGAAGGAATATCAGGAGTTTTTCGAGGGCGCAAAGCAACTCGGCGTCCATGACGATGTTGCTCACGAAATGGCGATGCAGCTCTGGGATGATTCCCAAGCGATGCGCACCCCCAAAGGCTTCAAAGATGGGGCGAAGGTGCAGACCGAGGAGCAGATGAAAGCTCCGTTCAAGGCCAACTGGCAGCAAGCCCAAGAGGCTAAGGACGCTAAAAACGCACCAGCTCCGGCACAATCCGCACCAGCCCAACCAGCCGCCCAAGCGGCAGCGCAGCCAAAGCCTCGCCATCACGTCAGCAACCTCCAAGCCGGCGATATGATTCGGCCGCTCAAGGGCTCGGAGTCGAAAGTAAACCTGCGTTACCTTGGCCCTGGCTCTAGCAAAGGCTTCATTGCTGTCGAGCACCCGCAGTTTGGCAAACAGGAAGTCTCGGTGAAGTCGGTTGGCCTGCTGATGCCCAAGCAAGGCGGGCGCAAGGTGCCGGCAATGTCCGGCCGCGACCAGATGGCCGAACGGGCTGCCATCATGCAATTCGACGGCGGGTTGAATCGGAAGCAAGCCGCTCGGGCTGCTGTCATCGAGCGTGGCCGGCAGAACGCGCCAGACCTGCACCAAGTCAAGCGAAGCGACTTTGCCATGCAGCGGCAGGGCGTTTTAGCCAAGGACAAGCAGGGCAACGGCTTCCTGCTTTACGGCGGCAAGCGATACCCGCTTTCCCCAGCCGAGTTCGATGGCAATAAGTTGGCCAGTGACCCAGTAAAGATTCGGGAGCGTATTCACCGTGAGCAGATTAAAGCGCTTGCGACCAAAGACCCCGCAGCCGTGCCGGCACACGTCAAAGCGGAATACGAGCACCATTTTGACCGATGGGCCGGCAACAGCCCGTTTGCAAAAGGCGGCGGAAAGCAGCCGCAAAGGCAGAGCGCGAAGAATCAGCCAAATGTCGGACAGATGAGTCTGTCGCCGGGGATGGCAGTCCAGCCACAGGCTCCGCAAACACCTCCGGTTCTACAGCCTCCGATTGAGGCTCGCCGGCAAGCCCAACGAGTCGTCAATGCCGACCCAAGGGGAATCGACACCGAGATTGACCCGAATCGCCCACAGGCTCAAATTGACCGCCGAGAAGCGGCCAATCGGGCTTTCATGGACGCGATTGCGGCCAAGTTTAATCAGAATCAACCCGCTGGCGGTCTAGCAGCGAGCCCACCGCCTACTCAGCCAGTCGTGGCTGCGTCTGCACCGCCAGCGGTTTCTAATCCAGCCCAGGAGCAAAAGACACCGCTCTGGCAGCTCACCCGCCCGCACAAGATGGGGCGGAATGAGGTCAACGTCCAGTTTGACTCAGCCAAACAGCGCGACCTGCATGACTATGCGGCCAGCGTGGCCAATGCTCGCAGCTTCAGCGGCAAAGCTGGTCGAGGGAAACCAAACGGGGCCGAGCAGCAGCGGGCCAAGCTCAAGGCAGTAGCCGACGCCCACTTTGGCGGCGATATGGATGCTGCGCACCAAGAGGCGCTGCAAGTCCGAGCCCACGTCAAAGCCCACATGGCCGGCGCGCAGGATGGCGACCACCGGGTTATCCCGCCGCTGGGAGTCCAGCCGGCCCAGCCACAGGCCCCCGAGCAACCGGCCGGCAGTGACACCATGCCGTGGGACCGACCAGCAGAGCCCAAGGCATTTAAGCCAGCCTCGCCAGAAAAGGCACAGGCGCACACTGAAGGCGTGCTCCGTGGCCACCTGAAAGAGTTTGCCCGGATGGAAGCAGGCAAGACCGAACGACTGCGCCAGCTCTGGAAGCAATATCGGGAGTCGATGGGCGTGCCGGCTGACCGGCGATTCAAAGATGCCAAGCAATTTGAAGCTCAAGTAGCTGGCGGTGCTGACCGTGAAGGCACGAAGATGGCTCGCAGTTTTGACAAAATAGCGCCAGAGCTTGCCAAAGAGGCGAGGATGCTTCTGGGTGGTGATGACAGCAGTAATAAAATCTGGGAGTTCCTGTCCGGCGACCCGCCTCAAGCCCTGAAATGGGACGATGACGAGCTGGCCGAGAAGTTCTGGAAGCGAGTCCACCCAACCTACGCCGAGAGCCTTGAGCGCATGAATCGCGGCGAGTCGCCATTGGAACGGCTCAAACTGGCCGACTTCCTCTCCGATTCGCATGACGATTGGCAAGAGTCAAGCCGATGGCAGGATGACACCGGGCCATATCAAGCCAGCGCAGCCACAAGCAACGCATTTACCGAACGATTTTCCGCAGCATGGTCCAGTCATGGGGGTGGTCGTGAAAAAGAAGGTGTCCGCCGCAGCCGCAAGCTTGCTCGCCGAGGCGGGTAAGTATGTCGTGGTGAATCGCAAAAGCTGGCTCGCTCGTCTGCCGAAAGAGCAGCAGGACGCGATTATCGAGGCTTATCGGTCCATGCCCGGCACGGATATGGTGCTGATTGGCCTTATCAAGGCAATCCGCAAGACCTACGGCGTCACGGCGTCTGAAAGTGCCATCCGTATGACCCTGCGGGGGCTGGATAAGTGAGCGCTAAAGACCTGATTGAACTGGCCAGCGCTGAAGCAGGCGAAGAATCGCGGTACGCCCGTAAAGCCAGAAAGGCCGAGCAGGACTACAAGCGGCTGCAAGCCATTTGCGACCAGCAGGCCGAGCAGATTGAACAGCTCAAGCGGGCCAAGTTCAGCTTCTCCAAGCAGCGCCCAGCCAAACCCAGCAAGACCTACATTCGGTTTATCGTGCCGGATACGCACGGGAGCCTGATTGACCCCAAGGCAGCGGCGGCGATGTTTGCTGACCTGGAGCAGATGGGCGATAAGGTGCGCGAAGTCGTGCTCCTTGGGGACCATTTGGAGTGCGGCGGGTTTCTGGCGCAGCATCACGTCTTAGGTTACGTGGCCCAAAGCGAATACACCTTTGCTGATGACGTGGCGGCGGCCAATGCTTTCCTCGACCAGATTCAAAGACTCGCCCCCAAAGCCAAGATTTACTACCTAGAGGGCAACCACGAAAACCGCATTGAGCGGTGGGTGGTAGACCAAGTGGTCGGCCATGCCAGAGACAAAGCCTATCTACAGTCGATGTTCTGCACTGAATCCGTGCTGGGGCTCCAAGAACGGGGCATCGCCTTCCTCTCCTCGGGCGGCTTCTACGGGCTCCGGGTGCCAGGGGCAATCAAGCTCGGCAAGTGCCACTTCCTGCACGGAAGCAATCACGGCAAGGACGTGGCGCGGAAGATGGCGGGAATGTTTGGCGGCAATGTCGTGTTCGCGCACGTCCACACTCAGCAGGCGGTCACGGTTCGCACGGTCACGGCCGGCGAGATTGGCGCTTGGTGTCCTGGCTGTCTCTGTTACCTGCAACCGCTCTATCGCCACAGCTCTATCACTGATTGGGGACTGGGCTACGCTTTCCAAATCGTTGATGCGAAGTCTGATGACTTCCTGCACTTGAACGTGCCAATAGTCGATGAGCGCAGTTTGCTGCGAGGCTTTTCCGGGGTGCTTTAGCGTATCCCCAAATCACGTCCAACCAGTAGTCGGAGTCGTCGTCATCGAAGTCGAACATGGCCGCAGCTCCATTGGCCCCCGAGGACCATTTTAAGCCACCAGCCACCCGGTCAAAATGAATTTTCCCGAAAGGGAATATCCTATGATTGGCGGGTGTTTTCATCCCGAGCGGGAAAAGGCGATTCAGGGTTGATTGCAAGCCTGATTAACCGATAATTACCGCGAAAATCCGGCGACTGAGCATCAGAGCCACTTTTCTGAGGGCAACCCCTTGGGGTGGTGGCTTTTTCTTTTGGAGTCTAGGCAATGTCCTTTGTAGCTTATTCCAGTCCCAATGCGGTCATCGCCCTAAATCAAACGAAAAGCGCCGAGGTCAATACCCGGGGATTGCAGCCAATCGGCGTCCAGCTTCCAGCAGCGTTTACTGGGACTTCGATTTCGTTTGAGCGGGCCAAGGCTTCAGGCGGCACGTTCGGGCCGGTTCAGAACGTCAGCGGGACTGGGCTTTACTCGGTCCCCTGCGCGGCTGGGCAATACATTCCGCTCGACCCGCTTGTAATGCTCGGAATCAACTTCTTGAAGGTCGTTAGCGGTTCAAGCGAGGGCGCAGAGCGCACGATTGAGGTTGTTTGCATCCCAGTGGCTCATTAACAGTCGGGGTCAGTCGTGGAAGATACGCTGGTGAAGTGGCTGGAAAATCAAGGCCCGTTGTGGGTGATTTACGCGCTCACAATCGTCGGCATCGTGTCTGTTTTTCGGCAGCTTTTCAGATACCTGCCGATTCTGTTTGAGAAGCACGTTGCCCTGCTGGAAAGGACAACCAAGAGTGTTGCCGATTCGGCAGAAGCCATCAGCCGGCTTGGTTCTGACGTGCGAGAAAACAGCAACGAAATCAACGAGACGCAAATCTCCATTTCCGAAGCGGCCAAGCCGTTTAGCAAGGCGCTGGTCGCAATGGCGGCCTCGGAATCGAAAGAGGAAGTTCGCCAGCACCTCGACGAAATGGAAGATATTTTGGCGAAATACACTCATAAGCGGCAGGTATCGGCATGAGCGAAGAACTGGACCTGGACTTGCAACTTGGCTGCTTCTGTAACCTAGACGAGGAGTTGTCGTTTCATGCGATGGACTTCTCGGCCACTGGCCGGCAGTTCACCTTTGCCCTGCCCTACGGGAACTACCCGACTTACAAATGGGCAAACATGCCCAACCCTCAGACAGTCGCGGTGATTCGCGCTGCTTTCTCCGAGTTGTCCAAGGTCAGCGGCGCGAAGTTTGTGGAAACCAGCAAGACCAGCAAGGCGAATATCCGGGTCTACTTCAACAGCTCAATCGAGAACGGCGGCCAGTACGAGGGCAACGGGAAAATCAAGTTTTCGACCAAGCGCAAGCCGCCTGCGCCGATTGCCAAAGCCTGGGTTCAGCATGAAGTGATGCACTATCTGGGTTATCGCTACGCGCCACCTGCCGACAAGTTCTATCACAGCCGCATTAAGACCGAAGTATTCCACGGGGACGGGGGCGGAGTCGTGCTGGGCGCTCACTTTACCAATTGGCTGCAATCAAGGTTTGGTCGATGAATGTAGTTTTACTCGGCAAGCGCGAACCCAACGTCCGCTCCCTGTTCGCCCAAAACGAACTGGGCCTCGCCATCGACATTGGCGACCGCAACGGGGCGAGCGAAGCCAAGCAGACTTGGCGGCGGAATCTGCTTGGATACACCGAAGGGACGGTGGCTCAACTTGGAACGGGCAGCAATGTTACCGATGCGGTTTCAAGTATTAGCGGCTTTTCTAATTCAATAGCATTTGTCGATAATGCGTTGACCCGTTTTGCCTATAAAGTCATTCAGACAGTTGCAAGTGCGAGTTATACATTTTCCTTGTTTGTCCAAATGGACGACGACTCCGCTCCGGTGGTTGGCACTAACACGACAACGGGCGACTTGTGCCTCATTTTGGAAAGTAACTTCGCAACCTCTGGGATTACGGTTTCTCTTGTATCCGGTTCAATTTACCGAATCAGCGGAACGGTTACTGGAAGCGGATTGACGACTAGGAATTTTGGGGCCGTTAAGTACACCGGCCAAAGTGCAAAGGGCTTTCGGGTTACAGGCTATCAGCTTGAAATCGGCTCGCTCTCCACCTACCAGCCCATCACCGACTTCAACACCGAGTTCAAAGCGGCGTTCCCGTCGCACAGCCTCTACGTCGATTCAAATGGCGTGGCCCCTGCTGTTTATCCCGGCGACCAAGTTGGCCTTGTGATTGATTCGAGCCGTGGCGGGCTGGAGAATCTTGGGGCGGAGTTGGTGACGAATGGCGGGTTCGATAGTGATACGTGGTGGACGAAATCAACCAACGTGACTATCTCAGGAGGGCTTGCCAACTATAACACTGTAGCACTGAACAACGGTGTTTTCCGGTCTGGTGTTGTTACGGCTGGAAAGTTCTACGTTGTTACCTTCACGGTAGCTAGTTTTTCGTCCGGTGGCGTTCGTGTTTACACGGGCGGAAATCGAACGTCTACCTACGCAGCAACAGGAACGTATCGGGTTTTCTGTCTTGCCGGAAGTTCTGACACCCAAATCATTTTTGAGGCAACGTCAGCGGGAACGGTCCTCGCTCTCGACAATATCTCCGTCAAGGAAATCCCCGGCATTCACCCGTACCAGACGACCAGCGGAAGTCGCCCGGCCTTGTGCCGTACTCCGGATGGGGGCAGGCGGAATCTGCTGACGTATAGCGAGCAGTTTGACGTAACGAGTGGTGGGTGGGTTAAATTCCAATCAACAATATCACCGAACGCAACAACAGCACCCGATGGGACTTTAACGGCTGATTCGCTTATTGATACGGTGGCTTCTCAAGAGCACAATGCGTATCAAACAGCAACGACGACGACAGCGACTTTTTCTTGCTACGCAAAAGCAAGTGGCCGAAGTGTTGTTGGACTTCGGGCGTATAACTCAGCAAGTCAATTTTACACCGCGATATTTGATTTATCCGGTGGAACCGTAACGCTTGAAAATGAGACAGGGACTACGTTCAGTGGTGTTTCGGCTGCAATTTCCGATTCTGGAAATGGCTGGTATCGTTGCAGCATCACCTATACTCGTTCATTTGGGTTGACGTATCACGTTATTGATTTAGCAACAAGCACTACTCCTACGCTTGGGGCAGGTGGTTCAGAATTTTACACCGGAAACGGGACCGGCATTTTCATTTGGGGAGCCCAACTCGAAACCGGCTCCTCCGCAACCACCTACCAGCGAGTCACCACCACCCACGACGTAACCGAATCCGGCAAGCGAGACTGCTGGGGCCTGTTGGCAGACGGGTCAGACGACAGCCTGATTACGACGAGCGTGGATTTCAACACTTGGACCGCTCAGACACGGCGGAATTTGTTGGTCGATACGGAGAGCTTTGGGACGAGCAGTTGGACGAAAACAAGCTCGACAGTAACGGAAAATTCCGAAGCCAATCCGATAGAAAGTCTTTCGACAGCCGACTCGATAATTGAAGTTGCTGCTACTTCAGCCCACAATGTGCAGCAAGCGGCTACTTTCACTACAAGTGCTGTTCACACCTATTCTGTCTACGCAAAAGCAAACGGAAGAAACCTGCAATTCGTTATACCTACGGCGGTGGTGACATCAGGCTATGCAAACTTTGATTTGATAAACGGCGTGGTTGGTGATAAGTCGGCAGGTGTGACCCAGCAAATCACTTCTTTAGGAAACGGCTGGTATCGCTGCGCTATCGAATTTACGGCAGCGACAGGTAGTTCGCAAACAATCAATTTAGCTTTAATTACAGCAAGTAATTCTGCTCGCGGCCAATCGTATCTCGGCGATGGAACCAGCGGGATTTACCTCTGGGGAGCCCAACTTGAACTCGGCACTCTCACCGACTACCAGCGAGTCGGCACCGACAAGATGACCGTGATGGCGGGGGTGCAGAAGAATAGCAATGCTTTCACGCCTGCTATTATAGAGCTTTCTGCGACTTCTTTGACTAATAATGGAAGTTTTCATCTTGGCTCTGGTGAAAACAATACAGGAAACTATTACTTGCAGTTAAGAGGAACATCTGTAAATGGATACAGTCCACGCATTTACAATTCTCCACATACGGGGGTCGTTTCTGCTCAATTTAATATTGCTCAATCCGCTAAAGCTGATGAAATAACAGCACGAGTAAATGGAGTTTCGGATAATGGTGCATCAGTTGGCACTGATGCAGGAACAGGAAACTTTGGAAACTATCCTATTTATATCGGTCGCCGCAACAACGCAGTGCTTCCATTCAACGGCATCATCTACACGCTCATCGTACGTGGAGCCGCAACACCCACGGGGACGATTGCAGATTTTGAGCGAAACCTGTTAGCCAAACGTGCGGGGGTAACTTTCTAATGAGTCAAACAGAGTGGAAATACAGCATCGTGATGATTGCCCCAACGTACACCCGCGACGGGGCCAATGCAGTTGCCGAAGCACTGGGGCACGGGCCGAATAACTTCTCAGCAACGCTCTCGGCAGACGGGCAGACGGTGACGCACTACGGTTGCCGGACACAAGCTCAACAGTCATTCGTGGACCTGCTGGCCGGAATGGGGCAAGGCGAGTTTCCGCCAATTGAGGGAGCAGACCCGCAGGTTATTGGTACTATTCTCGCCAGCCTGATTATCGACATATCGGAAAATGAGGATGGGTTCAGTCATTTCAATCGGGTCATCGAGGCCAACGGGCTGACACGGTTTGAAGTGGAACCCATTCAGTAACAAACCACGATAGATGGAAAGGTTTAGGACATGCCATTTCTCAACGACCGGGTATTTGACAACGGCCTGACGGTCTTGGACACCGAAGGCAACCGACTGGACATTTGCTCCAGCGAGCCGACGACCTACACGCAGGCGACAAGCACGCTAACCCTCGGCAATAAAACGCTGGGTGCTGGCGACATTGGCGCACCTGCTGCCGGTTCGCCCAACGGTCGGCAGGTGACGGTTCAGGCCTTGACCGCCGGGACCGTCACTGCAACCGGCACGGCGACCCACTACGCCATCACCGACACGGGCAACTCACGCCTTCTGGCGACTGGTGCTTTGTCCTCGTCGCAATCCGTGACCAACGGCAACACGTTTTCCACCAGTTCATTCACCATTCGCATCCCGCAGGCGAGCTAACAAATGGCTGACAACGTAGCAATCACGCCGGGCAGCGGGGCAACCGCAGCATCCGACGACATCGGCGGCGTCCAGTTCCAGAGAATCAAGCTGGTGCATGGCGCAGATGGCGTCAACGACGGCGACGTGTCGTCGGCCAATGGCCTGCCCGTGCAAGGTGTGGGCGAATTGATGGAGGCGATTGAGGCACTGCGGTTGGCAGTGCAATCGCTGACGCGAAGCATCGGGTTGGCGACGGTCGATGTAACTGGCCGAACAAGGATGCTGGCCGAAAACCCGACTGCTGCCAACTTGCAGGCGACTGTCTCGCTGAACGCGGGTCAAACACTCGGAACCGTGACTACCTTAACCACCATGACCAACCAATCGCAGATGGGCGGGTTGGCGACCAACGACCAAATTCCGGCTTTGATGCACTTGCAAGCCGACAATCTTCGACGAAACATTTCCGTGACCTAAGAGGACGCAATGGCAACTACAAACGGCAACCGCAAGATTCTGGACCTGAAACGCTGGGAAATGGTGACACCTGCGCCGCAGGCGACAGCGGCGGCACATTTTATCGTGTCGTCGCGGCACCACCGGCAGCAGCAGATGTTGGTTTCTTCAGCCACCGTTGCTCAATTCTACAATCCTAACGAAGATGGCTGGGTACTGCTTCCTTCGCCTGCTTTGGCGGGAACGTTCGCGGCTGGTGCGTGTGGAACGGGGACTGCGATTGGGCCATCTGGCACGGCGACTGGCGGCACGACATCAACCATTGTCACGAACCTTACGCTGGCTCGCAGTCTGAGCGGATACAGCATCCACATCACGGGCGGACCTAACGCTGGCGTAACTCTTCTAATCGTCTCCAACACCATCGGGGCAAGCGCGACGATTACTGTTGAGGCACAGGCCAGTGCATTTACTGCCTCGACAACTTATCGTTTGCTCACGCCGCGATGGTACATTTTGAACGCCATTACTGCCGCCGGTACAACGACCGCGAACGTGTTTAAGTTCTACGATTTCGCGACCAACACTTGGACTGCCGCAGAAACCGGCGCAACGGACGGCATTGCCCCAGCGGCAGTTATCGGCACTGACGGCAGATTGGTCGCCACTCCGTCTTGGGTTGACGACGAATACAAGGCGTTTGCTACGGGCACCGCGACGGCAGGCGGCGCATCTACGCTGACCAACAGCGCAAAGAACTGGACTACGAACCAGTGGGCAAACTATCAAGTCCGCATTGTCAGCGGAACGGGCGCGGGGCAAATCCGCACCATTGCGAGCAACACTGCCACGGTCATTACGACGAGCGCAGCTTGGACAACACAGCCAGATAACACCTCGGTCTATAGCATCGAAGGCAACGACGACTTCATTTATTACATGGGTTCCAATGCTGTGACGCTGTACCGCTACAGCATTAGCGGCGGCTCCTGGTCTACGCTCTCTCCCGGCGTTGCTCGCGGCGCAGCCCCCGGTGTCGGAATGTCAGGACAGTGGATTCATAGCGTTTCCGACAGTCAGTGGACGGGCGAGAACGCGATTCTGAACGGGAAGTATATCTACTCATTCCGTGGTGCTGCCGGCGCATTGCTCGACCGTTACGACATTGCGGCCAACACTTGGTCCGCTGTGTCCTACGCTCCGGCAGCCGAGACGTTCACGACTGGCTCAAAATGGGTCTACATGAAAGACGCGATTTACGCGCAAAAAGAGAATACCGGTCGCTGGTTCCGATTTGACATCGCCGGACACAAGATGGACGGTTGGAGCACAATGCTTTACCCGCAAGGAGCGGCTGTTTTGGGAGACACCGCTTTTGACATTACCTACAAGGACGGGGCGACCGAAATCGACTACATCTATATGGTCCTCAACACCTCCGCCATCCACCTCCGCCAAATGGTGATTTAATGACAATTCCCTATCTCATCGAACTATTGCACCGCAAAGTTGCCAATCTTACGATGCTGCGCACCAGCGCGGCCGCGCTCGGTGAAATCGAGCAGGTCGAGCAGTTGGACGTTCAAATCGCGGAGACAGAAACGACGCTTGAGGCGTTGCGGAGCCTGTAAATAAATGGCTGAGCTGCAAGGGCTGACATTCCTGTTTGGCGGTTTGCTTGGGGCTGGGGCAGCCGGCAACGACTCCCTCACCCTTAGCGGAATTGCTGCCGGGACGCCCGTTTGCGGCACGCCAACCCTGACGCAGAATCACGCCCTCGGGCCGAACAACCTCGCAGCGGGCACGCCAGTTTGCGGCCAGCCGACGGTCACACTGGCCGGAACGCTCGAACCGCTGAGCCTGACAGCCGGAACGCCGGTACTCGGCACCAGCACCCTCGCGCAGAATCACAGCCTCGGGCCGAACGGGCTGGCGACTGGTTCGCCTGTGGTGGGGACAACCAGCCTCACGCAGAACCACAGCCTCACGGCGACTGGTCTGGTCGCCGGGTCGCCGGTGCTGCAAGGTGCGGCCCTGATACAGAACCACGTACTGGGTCCAAGTGGACTGGCTGCCGGAACGCCGGTTTGTGGGGTGTTGCCTTTTAGCCAGGGGCATGTTCTCAATTCTGCGTCATTGGCCGCAGGGCAACCAGTCCTTGGAAGTCCGACGCTTTTATCGATTCCGCCAATTGTTGGAAGCTCATGGTGGATTTATTGGTACTCATTCAAGGTGATGACAATGCAAAATAACCAAGCCGGCCAATCAATCACGATGCTGGCCATCGACACGGCAACTGGCAAGCCAAAGACCGGAGACGCGGCGAACCTGACTGCTTACGTCAGCAAGGACGATGGAGCGGTGACGGCGCTGGGGGATGCGTCGGCATCGGAATTGAACGCGACAAACGCGAAGGGACTCTACACCTGGACACTATCTCAGGCAGAGACCAATGCCGACAAGTTGGTGTTCTCGGGCAAGAGCACCACGACAAACGTGGAGCTTATTCCGGTGACCGTCTACACAACGACCGATGTGGACACAGGAGCGATTGCATTGGCCGTTCGCTCTGAGCTTGCCGTGGAACTGGCTCGAATCGACGTGGCCATTTCAACCCGGACGGGCGGAGGCAGCGGCGGAACAGCGTATTCCATCACTGTCACCGATGGAGTTTTGCCGCTGGACGGGGTGGCGGTCTGGGTGACAACGGATGAGGCCGGAACCAATGCGATTGCCGGCCCGGTGCACACCAACGCGATGGGTCAAGCTGTTTTTGCCCTGGAGCCCGGCTCTTATTATGCTTTCTGCCAGCGGTCTGGCACGAATTTCACGAACCCCCAGCCCATCACTGTAGCGTAGGTGCCAAATGACTCTAATTGTAGGTTCTCCAGCCGCTGGCGGCTTTAATGTGACTGGCGCAGATTTGATGGCCAGGTTCGACCCTGATTCGATTGCCCGTCTGGCCTCGGACGACCGGGCAGCTTCGCTCAGCCGAGCTGATGTGGCCGCTCACCCAAACGTAACCACGGCCGTCTCGGACGCGAAGGGAAGGTTTTTGGCGGCTGTGCAATTTGGCGGGCGATACCGCCTGGCTGACCTGAACAGCTTGACCGCGGAGTCGCTCGAATACGCCAAGCGGATTGTCTGCACGCTGGCGATGGCGATGCTGATGGGCCGCAGGCTCGGCAGTCACGCTGAAGAACGGCAAAGACTCATTCAGGAAGCCCAAATGGCCTTGGATTTTCTGTCGGCCGGCAAAGACGTGTTTACGCTCGAACAGCAGCTCGACGCGGGATTGCTGGAACATCAAGAGGTTTCTGAAACCGTCCTGATTAACCGGAACCTGCGAGTAGAGCAGCTAAAAGGCCATCTGTTCAGCCACTAAATTTCGGGTTGCGTCATAGGTAGCTACCTTTAGAATCGCGGGCGTTTTGGTTTAAAGTGATTCGGAAGATGCAATCAAGAAAGAAGGTGATTTGTGTTCTGGAAAGTGATTATCGCGCTTTTCCAAGCGGTTCTGGCCAACCCGCAGCTCTTGAATGAGATTCTGGCCAACATCAAGGAGTTCATTGAACTGGTCAAGCAGATTTGGGGCGATGACGGGAAGAACGTCGTGGCCCAGGCGGACCTGGAGGCCAGTGGATTGCTCGAAGGCCGGGCAGGTGGATTGATTGAGCTGATTAGGTGGCTGATGGCCAACCCCGAGACGCTCAAGCTGATTCTGGATTTCCTGCGGGCAATCGGCGTCCTGAAGTCGTAATTTTCTGTTCCGCTTTTCTGACTGCCGGGGCTTCCATGTCCGACCGCTGGTTTTCCGTTCCCGACGACCTTCGCAGCGACTACTCCATTCTTTCGGAGTCTCCGCCTGCTGTTTGGTCAATTGACCCAAAGGTTTTTGAGCCGATTTGGGCCCAGGGAATCACGGGCGAGGGGGTAAAGGTCTGCGTTTGCGATACGGGCATTGTCAGTCATCCGAACGTCAAGAAGGCCGAGCAGTCGCGGAATTTCACCAATTCAGGCTCTGGCGCCAATGACGTAACCGACCGGAACGGGCACGGGACGCACTGCGCCGGCACGATTCTGGGTTCTGGCGGAATTGGCGTGGCTCCAGGTGCGACCTTGATGGTCGCCAAGGTGCTCAGTGATTCCGGCTCGGGCTCAACGAGCTGGATTAACGCCGGCCTGATTTGGGCGGCCGAGAACGGGGCTGACATTGCCAGTCGTTCGCTGGGCGGTTCTCAAGGCGACCAAGACGACGTGAAGGCAATCAATGAGGCTTACGCCAAGGGATTGTCAATCGACGTGTGTGCTGCTGGTAACTCCGGTTTCAGTGGCGGCGGGAACACGATTGGCTACCCGGCCCGGTACGACCTTGGCGTTTGCGTCGGGGCCACCCGGCGAGACGGGCAGATTGCCAACTTCTCCTCGGGCGGGCCGCAGATGGACGTGGCCACCCCGGGCGAGCAGATTATCTCGGCCAGCTATCGCGGTGGCTTCACGGCGATGAGCGGCACCAGCATGGCGACTCCGTTCATGGCGGGGCTGCTGGCTCTGGTGATTTGCAAGATGCGAAAGACTGGCCGGCCGGTCCCGATGGGATTCATGGGTTGGCTGGAATTTCTTTCGACCAAGGGATTTTTGGAGGACCGGGGGGCACCGGGATTCGACCCTCGTTTTGGTAACGGCTACCCGATGGTGGACCGGATTTTGGCTTACTTAAAAGACCCTGATTGGGTGTGAAAGGTGGTGTGCTGTGAAGCGTTTTATCGCTCTGGCGGTCGTGTTGTTTTTTCTTTGCTTTTTTTGTGCGACTGTTTCTGCTCAGTGCTGCGGCGGTCGTGTTCGGACCTCAGCCAAGCGGCTCGTATCGCCTGTGGTCCGAGTGGTCAATCGCGGGAGCTGCGCTGCACGCACTACGGCTTCTGCTGTTAAGTGCGGGACTTGCACTGCTGGCGGGCTGGCTGTTGATGCTGGTCGTGCCGCGATTGTGACCGCGGCCAAGCCGGTCAAAGCGGTGCAGAAGACGATTTGCGTAGGCGGCAAGTGTTATCGCTAAGGATGGTTGACGCGCAGGGATGCGCATTTTTCTTTCGGGGGCCTGTGATGCGTGGTCTGTATTTGGTTCTGGCGGTGGTTTTGCTCTGCGGCCCGGCGATTGCGCAGGAGCGAATGAGCGTCACGGTATCCAGCGTGACTTACCTTGAAGCCGATGCGGCTGAGGTAGTCCAGCAAGCTCCGGGCGTCGTGATTATCGGCGAGGGCCTGAAGCCGGGGCAGAAATATGCGTCCAAGCTCCGGGTGGTCAATCAGGATAACGATTACATCGAGGTCTTCCCCGAGAAGAACCCGTTTCCCCCGCAAGTGCTCGAACCATACAAGCCGGGCGAATACTTGATTCCGGGTGCGAGGGGAGAGCGATTCAATGTCTCGGTGCGGAGCAAGACCGGACGGCCAGTTTGGCTGCTGGTGGTGATTGGTGGCGAGGGCGGAAACGAAAAGCCTCCGGTGGACCCGCCGACCGAGCCGACTCCGACCGATTACGAGGAACTGCGCAAAGCCTCACTCAGCGAAGCGCTCAAAACCCGGGACCAGAAAACCGCGAAAGCATTGGCGGAAGCCTGGCGAAAGGTGGCAACGACCGTTTCTGTTGACAAGCCACTCGACGAAGCCGTGAAAACTGCCAAGCAGGCCCGAGAGCAAGTCCTGCTCAACCGCGACGGCGACGTGAACTGGAACAATTACCTGACGGCCGTGGATGGCGAGATTGCTTCGCTCAAGATTGCCGGCACGGCGGAATATCTCAAGGTTTTGGCGGTGCTGGCCAGCTCGCTCGATGACGCCTCAGCAAAGTTTGAGGAGCAGCAGCGAGTGACTGGCGAACGATAGTTTCCTGCTGGGGGGCAGAGTGACGACAGAACAACCGAAATTTGGTGTTCTCGACCACGCATTTAGGGATATGATGCTGGAAATCGAGCACCAGATGCGAGCCAGCCGAAACAATTTTTTCGGCAATGTGAAATTAGAGTTGACCTATAACAACGGAACATTATCGTTTGTGCGGGTTTCTTCCGAGCGAACGATGAAATCCGACCAAGACAAGCAATCGGGACGGCCAAAGCTCACGCAAGGCTAAGCCCGCAAAACATACTGGCGACTGAATAACAGAGCCACAAGCGACTCCAACCGGGGTTTCTTGTGGCTTTTTTCGTTTGGGGATTTGACTTTGAACTTGCAACCGCAGGCCGGAGAAAACGAGCACGCTTTCATCGTTCGGGCGCACCGAGCGCTGATGAACGAAGTGCCCGACTTCAATCAGCGGAATCGAGTTGTTTGGGACGCTTGGGACAACACCAAGGGCCCCAGTCGCGGTCGGCAGCTTGCCACCCAAAAGTTTCCTGCCGAGCGGTTTTCTTTTAGTCCTGCTCACTGCCACTTTGCAGAGCACGACAAAGTGGAGCCGAACGGGCAGGTGAAGCACATCGGGGTGCAAGACCTCGTGACCATCCTCAACGAAAACAACAGCCAGATACTCGACCGGGAGAATTTTCAGGCGATTACCCTCGGCCACACTTCCGACAGTCCGTCTGCCAAAGACCCGGACGTAATTGGATTCGCTGGCCCTTATCGCCTCGGCATGATTGGCCACGAAAAACCAATCTTTGCCATCTTCGGGGACGAGTACCACCGCAAAGACCGATTGGCCGACGTGCAATCCGCGCCGCGCCGTTCGATTGAACTGAATACGCTCCGCAGCACTGGCCAGCGATGGTTTGACCCGATTGCGGCGCTGGGGGCCAAGGCTCCCCGGCTGGCGATGCCGGCCAAGTACGACGCGACCGAGGAAGCCGACATTGAGCGTTACTCGGTCGTTGCTCCGGCATATTTTCCGGGCGGGTCCAATACCAACGTGGACAAGACCCACTACGACGACGAAACGAATTTTCCAAGCCAAGAGGAAGACATGAACGGCCAAAGCATCAGCGACCAAGACATTGCGGCAATTGTGGCAGCGATTGAGCAAATGCCTGAAATCCAATTCATTCGCTCCATGCCGCAGTTTGTGACTCAAGGCACTGGCTTGGGAGGTGGTGACCTTGGCGCTGGCGACCCCGGTGCGATGGGCGGTGCTCCTGGTGCTGCCCCGCAAATGTCACCCGGCGCGATGGGCGGCGCGATGGGCGGCGCTCCGACCGGCGATGACGACGGCGACGAACTGACCCCAATCGAGGATGACGAAGACATGAATCAGAACCCGCAGCAATTCTCCGCCCAGCGTTACGTTGACGTGGACCGTTACCAAGCTCGGATTGACCAGCTTGAAAACGTGCTCCGTCAGCAGATGGGCACCATCAGCCAAATGACCGCCGCAATGGAAGCTGAGCACCGCAACGCTTCCGATGTGAAGCGGCAAGCTCGCATCGAGACGCTGGCCAGCCGGTACAGCGTGATTGACTCCGAGGAGGAGTTGGAAAAGTGCCTTTACTCGGCCGGCTCGGAAATGAACGACGGCGAGTTTGAAAAGCACTGCGACTCGCTCGAAAAGATTGGCGCTCGGGCTGACGCCTTGGCCGGTTCAAGTGTTCCCCGCGGCGAGCTGCCGATGAACGAACGCGACACCGCTCGGTTTGCTGCCGAGTGCGCGACCGCACAGGAAATCTTCAACGAAAAAATCAACCAAGGCGAGTGGATGGACTGGGACACCGCGCTCAGCATGGCCCGCCAACGTCGGGTTTAGTTGACCTGGCTTTTCCGCTGCCTCCGTTTTAACCGTACACCCACTAGCGAGAACTTTCAGAGATGAGCCACTCCATTCCTTCCTATGTCGCCAGTGAAGACATTGGCGTTTCACTGTTCGTCAACATTCTCCTCAACAACGACTACGAAATCGAAGTTTGCGATGCCGGTGACGTTGCGATTGGGGTGAGCGATTACGCACCGCAAGACCCCGTCCTCCCGGGCGGTTCTATCGGTCCTGCCGCAACCACTGGCAACCCTTGCCGAGTCTTTGGTCTTGGCGAGACCTGCGAGGTTCTGGCCGGCGCTGCCGTTCAGGCCGGGCAGTATCTCAAGCCTGATGCTGCCGGCAAGGCAGTTGCCTGCTCGTCCAATGACAAATACTCCGCCATCGCCCGTGCGGGTGCTGGTGCAGCAAACCAGCTGGTCAAGATAGTTCTGGAACACGGCGTCACGCCGTAGTTCTTTGCTCTCGGGGGTTCGGGTTTTTTCGCACAAATATCTGTTTTCGAGGATAAAGAACGATGGCCGTCGGCGCAGCATTTCAACCGGGCAACAGTAACGTCTACATCAAGGACCATGCCGCCACCGGCTACTTGATTACCCAATACTCTCGCAACCCCAAGGATTTCCCCTTGGCTCGGTACGCCCAGTACCGGGAAGTGAAGAAGGATGCGGGTTACTACCTCCGAATGACCGCCGAGCAGGCTGGCCGTTTGGTCGGTGGCGGATTGGATGAGTTCGTTTGGCCGGACGGTGCAGACCGCCCCAGCCATAACGACGGGCTGGAATCCGTGGCTTGGGCTGATTACCGGACCACCCGGTACAACTTCAGCTTCCGGCTCGGTCAAAAGGCTGTCGAGCAAGCTGGCTGGGATATCAAGGCGGTCGAAGCTGCCAATCATGCCCAGCAGGCAATGACCGCTCGGACTCGCCAGCTTCACTTGGCACTGGAAACCAACGCCAACTACGACACCGGACACCGCACTGACGTGACGACAATTTCCGGCGTCTCTGGCCGCTGGGACCAGTCCACCACCGCTCGGATGGACATCAAGAAGAGCATCAACCACGCCCGCGACTTGATTGCCAAGGATACCCTGGGCGTGGTCAAGACCAAGGGTGATTTGCGGCTGGTGATGAACCCCACCACGGCCCGCAAGATTGGCGAATGCCAGGAAATGGTTGACGCCATCAAGCACTCGACCGAAGCGCTGAAGCACTACAAGAACGAGCTGCCGGACTACTCGGAATACGGCCTGCCTTCGTTGTTGTACGGGATTCCGATTGTGGTCGAGGACACCGTGATGGTGACCAGCCGCCGCAATGCGTCCAGCGCCACCCGTTCGTGGGTTTGTGCCGACAACACGGTCTACCTCTTGAGCCGCCCGGGCGGATTGATGGCCAAGGCCAACAGCGGTCCTTCCTTCTCCTCGGCGATGGTGTTCCTGTACGAGGACATGACCGTCGAGACGATGAACGACCCGAAGAATCGCCGGGTTGACGGCAATGTGGTGAGCGACCAGTTCTGCGGAATCATCGCTCCCGCCTCTTGCTTCAAGTTTGAAAACGTCGCCGCCTAGTCTATAGGCAGCTACCTACACCGCAGCAACCGGGGCGGGTGGCAATCTTGCTGCCCGCCCTGTTTTTCATACATCGCACTGAGGCTGACAAATGGCATACAGTTACTCGCTGACCTGCCACCCAACGTACAAGACTGGGGCGCATGACATTTACATTGCCAGCCCGTTTAGCGGTGCGCTTCAGCCGCTAGGTGTGGCGACCGATGGTATCCGGTATCAAAACCACCCGTATTACCTTGACGTTCATGGTGACCGCCACGGCGGCCATCAAGGACCGCCCATCGAAAAGCAGTACCTCGGTGAAATCGTCATCGTGTCTTTTACGTTGAGCACGTTTACGGCAGCAACGATTGAGCTGGTGCGCAAGCGCGGGATGCTGGCCGCTAACGGCACGGTCCCGCAAACGGCCATCGGTGATTTTATGATGACCACGGCCTCCATGCGTTTGCTGCTCAAGACCGAGCTGGAGGCCGATGTCCGAAACTTTTGGTGCGCTATTCCGATTCAGGCTCACGAAGTCACTGAGGGGACCAAGTTTTCTGAGTGGTCCATGTCTTTTGAGTGCCACCGACCGCCTTGCGGTCATCCAAAAGCCTCGATTCTTGAAGATAAATTCTGGGGCGCTTACGCCTAACGCTGGACTGGATTTTTGTTACACGGGGGGAAGTAATGTTTTGGCCATTCAAAGCAAAGCCGAAAAGGCTAATTTTCAACTATCACGACGGCACCCGCGAACGCAACGACGACCCTCTTGCCATTCGCAGCCGATTGGACAATCACCCGACTTATCGGTTTGACGTTCATCCCGTGCTGGCGGAAAAGGGAGACGCGGCGGCTTTTGAAATCGTTTTGGCGGCGATTTGCGATGCCTTTAAGGTCGAGCGGTACAACCCGGACACGAAATCCGGCATGACCCAGACCGAGCTTGTTCAACTGCTTATCAAGTTCGGTGAGTATCTGGAGTCTGTAAAAAAAAACATCTTTTGGATGCCGAGTTCTGGGAGTTCTACGGGGGAGGAAGCCCCGAGCGGCTCAAGGAATCCGACTACGAACGGTACGTCGGGCTAGTCCTGAACATGAGCCGCTGCCAGTACAGGCGGGCTGACGTGTTCAGGGAAGCGGTCGCCGCTGCCGTTATGGAGTGCGTGGGAGGAGAGCCAGCGCCGTTGCCCTTTTTTGAATCAAGGCATTACTCGCCGGAGGAAGCTGCCTTTATGCACAAAAAGGCAAAGAGTCATTACGAAACCTCGAAATCCAAGGCGATGTAGTCATGTTGAACTGGATAATCTCTGGAGCTGCCGGATTAGCCCGGGCAGCCACCAGTATTTCAACAAAGACTTTCCGCAGTGGCGGGCGAGCGGCGGTTCAGCTTGGACGCGGGCTGCGCAGGGGACGGCGATTAAGAAAAGCTCGAAAAACCCGCAGGCTTCGGAGTGCTGCAAGGTCCGCAAGCAGGCAGGGAATGTCCCGGGCGTCTTCGACAATCGCCGGCAGGAATGTCCGTCAAAACAGTTTTCTGACAACGACGAACAACGCCAGGCGAAATCCTACCGGCCAGAACATCCAAAACGCTGCTCAGCAGGCAAATGCCACCTATGCCCGCTCTCAAAATGAACGAGCAGCAGCCAGCGAGCGGGCCGCATCGACCATGTACGCCCTGGCCAATGCGGCGTCTGTGGTGACTGTTGGCTTTATGAAGATACCGCTGGCGATTGCTGTGCTTGTTCGCGGTATTCACCTTTGGGGCGATGCTTTACTGAACCAGCAACGCGGCACGGCTCAATACAGCGCGCAAATGTCGTATTCGGCGGCTACGCTCGATGTTGCCCGAGTGCTACGGGAAATGCGACAGGCCCGTTCTACCGAATCATCTTTCTCCCAACTTGCCGCGTCCATCAATCGGTTAGAGGAAGCAATGGCTCCGTTCCGGGCGCTCTGGACAAACGGCATGAACATGATGGCTTCAAGAGCAGCAGACATCGGCAGTGACTTTCTCAAGTTCCTAATAACGCCCGGCAATATTCAAACAGGTATTCCTTCGGTTGATATTTGGTGGAACCAGCTAATGAAAGCCTACCAAAACAACCAGCAGCAAAACCAGGCGAACATCATGGGGCCGCTGGTCCAGTTTGGCCAACTCCGGGACCAGCAGCGTGCCCAATACATCGCAAACCAAGGCTCGCCAAATATCCCTAAACGGCCAAAGAAACCGATGACAACCAGCGGCGGAGGCGGAGTTACCCAGCATGGCAACTGACGTTTACTACAACGGCGTCTGGCTCCGCAATTGCCTGACGCGACAATTTGAGCAAACAGTTGAGTACGACGAAAGCGGCACCGACCGATTGTTTACCCGCGTAAACATTGTAGTCGAGGCGATTGTTGCCGAAAATTTAGACTCGATTTTTCAAACTCCAACTGGCTTTCGGACTGACAACTCAGGCGTCACCTTTCCTGGATTTAATGGCTATAACGATGGATATTGCATTGGCACGCACTTTGGCGGTGCTTTGTATGGCCAAAATGAAGCTCCAGACTTTTATCCTCATTGGTTGTTTGGCCCTGGAGTAAACGGTCCGGATAACTCAGCTCCTGAAAAAATACGCTGGGTGCACGGCTTGCTTTCTGTGCCTCGACAAGAGTTTTTGTATTACAACAATTTGATTTTGATGCTTCGGGCATACAACCCGAACACAAACGGCCCAACGGGCTGGGCTGAGAATGAAATCTTGCAAGACCAAGATTTGGATAATGGCCCCAAGCCGAAGTTTGTAAACATTACGCAAGTCCTCGGCAGCCGGGCCTACAGGATTACCTTTGGAATCGAAATTTGCCGATTGATTTGCAAAATCCCGACTTATCCGACAAACGATGACGCTGGAGAGTTGCCCGGGCAAGAAGAATGGTGCGGCACGGCAACGCCTGAATGGGCAAACCTTTGGGGTTCAGAGAAAGTCAACGAGAAGATTAACCGAGCTTTGCTTTCCAATCGATTCTCGATTGACGAGAGCCGGGACGACAACTTTTACGTCACCAGAACCCTGACCGGCAAGGCAAGGGTACGCGACCCTTCAATGTGGCGATTAGGCATACGCTACCTACTGCTTCCGGGCCTGCCCCGCGGATACCAGCGGGTTCAACAGCAATTCGTCACCGCGCCGAATGGGCTTGATATCACTTACCGCGTCGTAGACCGGCAGCGATACGCAGCCGCGCCGTTTCCAGCGGTTTCGTTCAGTGGGCAGCACATGGAGAAGACGGGAATCGACGGTTCTCACTCCCACGGTGTTGTCCAGCTTGTTATGAACGGCGGCCCAACCAGCAGCAAAAAGGGACTACTTGCGGCCGCCATTTCGATAGTCGAGGCGAGGATTGGCCAGCCAAGCAAAAAGCAGCCGGGCCAGACCACCGAGCACTGCATCGTGCGTGATGTTTCGGTGACGGACATTCTCAATGAAAACTCTATTTCTTTGTCAGTTCAATTTGAAAGACACGCCGAGGACGAAGGCGAGGATAAGAATCATAAATGGGGAAATGTGTTCTGGAACAAGCTTGGCTTGCTTCCTGATGTAGACACGCTGCTTTATCAAAACGGTGGAAATCCAAGAAAGGACGGCGAGCAGTACAACCGGGACCAGTGGCCAATTCCCGTTCCTTGGGATGACGGCGCGCCGTATGGAATTTTCTCGCAGTACCTTCAGGATGGATGCTGTCCCTGGCATTTTACGCCGCACAGCACGATTCCCGACGACCAGGACATTGACGACACCGCAGACTACACCCCGCAGAGTCCTGAGCCAGCGACGGTGAGCCGGGCGTATGTCGGTGACACGAAGGACGAGGCGGCACCTCCGTATCGAGGGCCTTACGAACGGCTGGAGGAGGAGCATATTCAAATGCCCTACACCGTTTATGAAATATCAAGCGATTACGAGACCGACAACGGTTTAGTAGCGCTGCCGGTCGCCTCGGATGAAGAAACGACCTACCGGCAGAACAATTGCATTATCTCCAGAATCAGAACAGCGGTTTGCCGGAAAACCATCTTTGTTTCAGCCAAGCGAGTTGGGGGAAATCCCAAATTTCCCAGCATGAAAGACAGCTTTGTCGATGAAAACGGCATTGAGTATTTTCTGCTTGAGCATCACCCTGAATTTAAGGGTGCGCGGAAGATGGCAAACGGCATAGATTACGAATACGAGGCGCACGTTCGTCTGGTTTATTTAATGAGTCGCCCGATTAGGCCAAGCGACAAGGTAACTTACGGCGCGCTGCCTTGGGATATAAATGGCAAGTCATCGCATTACGCTGACTTGTCAGAACAGAATCAAGACGAAAGGCTTTTGTAACATGACTATCGGCTTTTCCACGCTGTTTCCCAGATTGGTTGCGGTAATCGATTTGCTTGAAAACGTATCAACGTTTCAGGCGACAACATTGAAAACCGACAGCGATGCCGTGCTGGCTGCATGGTCGCCTGAGCTTTTGGACACTGATTCATATTCAGTCGCTGCCTCGTTCGTTAATGCAGTGAACGGATACGCTGCAACCGCCTCGGTGGCCAGCTCAGCCAAGTCCTTGGTGCAAAACGAAATTGTCCGGGCAGTTTTGGCGGACCTGCCAAATTATACGTCAATCTCGGTTTCCGGCGCGCTGCAAGAGCTGAGTCGGCAGATGACCGCAAATGCACAAACCATAAAGAGGAGTGCGTGCACGGTTTCAACTTCCAGTCCGGCGCAAAAATCCTGCTTGGCTGTTTCTTCTGTTCTGGCCAATGGGCAGGCAACTGAACTGGCTTTTGCGGAGACTTTCTTGGTGCAATGGTCCGGCTCGTCATTGCAAATCCTTGGAAGCCCGTCCGCTCAATCCTTTTCTGGCGACTGGCCCTCTGGCTCTGGTGTAAATGTTTTCTTGCGACCGGCACTTGCCGGCGGGCTGCTGCAAAACGGAACGCTGGATACGGTTGACTCGCTTGTTGCCGGCAAGCCCGCCTCTTGGGTGGTCGGCACGGGAACTCCAGGCACAACCATCTCGCTAACTGATTTTGAGACTCAGACGATTACGATTGCCGGAACCCCCACAGCCGGAACATACACCTTGACGGTTTCCGATGCGTTATCAAACGCTCAGACCACCGCGGCTCTGCCTTACAACGCCACGGCTGCGCAAGTTCAGGCGGCGATTAGGGTGTTGTCAGGTTTTAGCCAAGTGACAGTCACCTCGACCGGCACGTCCCCTAACTTCGTCCACTCAATCAAATTTAACGGCTTGCCTGGGAATATACCCGACATAGTTCCCGCCAGTTCTATTAGCCCTGGAACGATTACGCAAGGAAACGGCGCTTCCGTGGATACGGGCGGGCTGGCAAACACTGCGTTGATTTTTACAGGCAACGGCTCGGAATTGACTCGAATCGAGCAGGTCATCTTCCCCTCAGCCGCAACCCAGTATGGTTTTCATATTCGCATGAAAAAGCAGGCTGGCGCAACGGGGGTGATTCGCTTTCGGCTAATCAACGGCGCTGGTGCGGTAATCAACGACGACGCTGGAACTGCCAATTCATTTTCAGTCAACCTCACAGCAGTGAGCAGCACCGACTATTTAGCGCACACTGCGTTTTTTCGACTGCCAACTACCCTGCCGTCGGTTGTCAAGCTGGAAGTTGCGTTGACAACCGCAATCAACAACACGTTTAAGCTTTACTTGGATGAAATGACCCTTGCGTCGGTGACGCCTCTTGCCAGCACCGGGCTCTCGGCTGTGTTGTTTTCCGGTCCACAGGCATCGGCGGTGACTGACGCATACACCCTCTCGTCCACCAATAATTTTGCAGGGCGAATACAAACGCTTTTTCAGCGTTTTTTCGGGTTTCAGCTACCTAGCGCAAATTCACCAACCATATCCGACACCTAACCGCGTTGCGCGGGCCCGACTCGCAGCGATTACCCCCCAGTCGCTGCGGTCGGGTGGTTTTTATGAGTAACCATGCAACTGAAATTTGGCGGTTGGCCGCTTTACTTTCCCGACCCTGACGGCGTAATCGCTAGCCACATCAAGGCGCATTTAAGCACTTGGTATGAGCCTACGCCAACTGCTTCTCATTTGAAGCGCAAAATTACCGACGACTGTTGTCATTCACAACTGCCCCTGTTTACGCCTAACTGGCGACCAGAGCCGCGGCTGTCGCTGTATCAAATGTTTTTTCCTGCTGGGTTTACTCGGTGGGCAAAAATCTATGTTTTTATGGACGCCCGTTCGTTTACCCGCGCAAGAAACGGGGAGTCGCAGCCAGATAGCGGCGTGACTGGCGGTCTTTACATGCCGTTTACTTACAGCGCTGATTTCAATTACGGCGAGACAACAAAGACCATTAGCGGCACACTGGACATGCGGATTTCCCGCGCCGTTAAAATTGGCGATGACATTTTCCCAGCACTCAGTTCCAGCCAGTCATTCTATCTTGTCGAATTAGTTGACCGCCGTTACGAACTCCAGTTTATCAACAACCCCGAAATCAATTTCGTCAACTGGAGCGCGTTTAACTCCTCGCTGGCATCAGCAATGGGTCTGCCTGATGTTACTGCGCCTATTTTGAACGCAGTTACAACTTGGGGCCAACCTGACTTGAGGCACCTAAAGAGGCCGCACGAAAATATCGCTGTCTTGGCCGAGGCTGCGTATTACTCGTTCGGCTACGTCTACGAGCCCGGCATTATTCAATCGTCAACTCCAATCAGGATTACGGGAGAGGATGACAGCCCTGTCGGCTCGACGCCACCAAGCTATGCAATCTCATTCACCAAGCGGGTTCAAGGAAAGGTTCGCTGCGATTTAGAACCGTACTTGCTGTTTGTCGGAGACGAATACACCGACAGCAACGTTCCGATAATCTACAGTTCCATGACAGCGAAAATGTCAATCGCGTCAAGCGGAACTCCATCCAACTTGGCTGACCTTCAGGCTTTTTCAAGCGCATTAGACTCGCTTTGGCAATCTCGAACCCCATCCCCGCTCAAACGCACCGGCTCCTTGTTTCATTTTTCCAACTTCTCCCAGCAAGATTCAGTTGAAGATTATTGCTTGGTAAATTTTCACGATGTTGGTGCAGGAAACACTTGGGAGCGGGTAGGCTCACTGCCGGGCCAGTCGGTTATTCACAGCTATGTCGTTGCCAGCCAGGAGCTACCAAGTAACTGCGACGAGATTATTCGGTTTCGGTTGATTGAACCGCTGTTTTCCTGCGGCGAGTCTTATGCTTACCGGTTGTCTAATGCCAGCGATGCCTCCGAGTGTCCGTGCGAAACTACCGAGTTGATTCGTGTAAAAGACACGGCCGGCTTGGCTACACTTCGAGAATATCAATTTCCGGTTTCATCTAGCTCCGGCCCTGCGATGGAGTACGGCTCCTCGGGCTCCGGCCAGCCTTCTTCCGAGCCCTCGCTTAAATTTGCGCCCAGCGGCGCCATGGGATTCGCAAGGCTCCTGGAGTGCGACAACAGCGAATCTGACGTTTGGGAGGTGATTTCGATTGGCGAGGGCTGCTGCACGCCTTCCGGCAGCTCGTCCAGCGGCAGTTCATCTGGTTCTGGGAGCAGTTCGAGCAGCAGTTCGGGGCCGCCGCCAAGTTCAAGCTCCGGTTCTGATTATCAATCCAGCTCTAGTTCCAGTTCCAGTTCTGGCTCTGGGTCCGGTTCTAGTTCCAGTTCTGGCTCTGGTTCCAGTTCGGGTTCGGGTTCTGGCTCTGGCTCCAGTTCAGGCTCAGGCGATGACAGTTGTGTTTCTGTTTATGAGACCGATGTTCGCTGCGAAATGGGGCTTTTGAATCAGTACAAGAGAATCATCACAATTTGCTTCACAGGCACCGGCCTGACCAAATACACCGGCGAGTGGTATTGGGACCGCAATTCGGGTTGCTGCGATTGCCCGCCATCGAGCAGTTCCAGTTCTGGCTCGGGTTCGAGCAGCTCCGGGTCCAGCAGTTCGGGCAGCGTGTCCTGCCCGCCAAACTCGTTCTGGAACGGAACTGAGTGCGAGTGCAATCCTGGCTTTGTCAAAGTCGGCGGAAATTGCCAGCCGATTGAGTAGTGCTTGTTATCTGGGGGGATGGGTGTGATTTTTCTAATCGGTTATCCGAGTGAAGTGGGCGGAGCCTGCACTGAGGCTTGGCACACGATTCGGATTTGGCGAAAGATGGGCCTCGATGTTGGCTTAATACCGACTTGGGGCGCTGGCGACGACTGGCGGCAACGCTGTGCCGAGATTGGCTGCGTGACGTTTGACGCCGAGCCTTCGTCGCTGGCCAAGGTTGACGGCTTGCGAGGTTCGCTGGTTGTTTCGTTTTGCAACGACAACTTCCTAAGCAGTTACCATGCGTTTCGGGAGCTGGGCTGCAAAGTTGTTTGGGCCAACTGCATGACCTTTCTGTTTGAAAAGGAGAGGGAGGTTTTTCGCAAGCACGGCCCGCCTGATGCTTTCATCTTTCAATCCGAGTTCCAAAAATCGGAACTGACTCCGCAGCTTGAGCTGTATGGATACACCCCGGACAAGGCTTGGCTGATTCGAGGGGCGTTTGACCCGGACGAATTTGAGTTTTCTCCTCGCCCTCATCGCTCATCCGAGCCGTTTGTGTTTGGCCGCATGGCTCGCCCGGATGCGGATAAGTGGTCAAGCAATACCTGGCCGATTTACTCTGCGGTTCAATACCAAAAAAAACGGGTAATGATGCTCGGCTGCGACGAGCGTACTTTGGCGAAAATCGGTAGCCCGCCGACCTTTGCGGATTGTCTCAAGCCAAATGCGATGCCGGTACAGCAATTCCTGGCGCTCTTGCATTGCCTGTTACCGATTAACGGCGGGGCCCGTGAGAACTGGCCGAGGGCGGGATTGGAAGCGATGGCTGCCGGCGTTCCAGTGGTCGCCCAGGGCTTCTGGGGTTGGCGGGAAATGATTGAGCATGGTGTTACCGGGTTCCTCGCCGACAATGATTGTGAGCTTGCGCACTACACGGCTGCCTTGGCTTACGACGAACCTCTAAGGCTGAGAATCGCCAAGCAAGCCCGGGAGCGGCTGGTGGGCGAGCTTTGCTCTGAATCTGTTATTGCCGGACTTTGGTCCAGCCTGTTTTCGTTTTTGAGTTAATCGGAGCTGCCTTGTGAATCATGAATTGACCGTCTCTGTTACTACGTGGCCGAGTCACCCAAGACGAGTTGAATACTTTTGCCGAACGGTCGATGCGTTTGCCGATGAACTTTCGAGGCACAACCTAAATGTAAAGTGGGTTATTTCTTCAGAATCCGAAATCCCTGCTGATTCTGTTTTTTGTGAGGATGAGCTGAAAAGGCAATGTGAGTTTCGCGGGCTGTCGGTGCGATTCCGAGAACGGCCTGCCAGTCTTGGTTCCCACCTAAATGAACTTATTTCCTCGCTGACGACTGATTTGTGGTTCTACCTGCAAGACGATTGGATTGTAAAAAGAAAAATTCCATTAACTGAGGCGTGCGATTTTTTATTGAACAATGAAACGTTTGGTGGCGTGAGGTTCTGGGCTAATACCGGCCACTCAGGGGTTGTTGGCCGATGGAGCGTCCTTCAAAAAGGCGCGGCGTGGTATTACGGCGATAACCCCGCGCTTTGGCACCGACGATTCAATCAGTCAATTGGTCCTTTTTGTGAACACGGAAGCTTTGGTTATCACGAAGGGGACGCTTCGGCAAGGGCGAGCGGCTCTGCGCTGGAATTGGCTGCGCCTTTGCCTGTCAAGAAACATGCTAATTGGTATTTCGACCACCTCGGCGAGATTACCAGTGTTCCGAACGACCCGAGGTGGGACCATGCGGCAAGGAGAAGGGGGCAGGCGTGAAGTTGACAGCGGTTTGTTGTACGTTTCATCGCCCGTTTGGGCTGGGTATTCTGATTGAGAGCTTTCTCAGGCAGGACTACCCGAAAGAACTTCGAGAGCTGGTCATCCTGGATGATGCGGGGCAGTACGATAACCAAACCGGCGAGGGTTGGCGGTTAGTTTCCGTTCCATGCCGATTTAATTCGCTTGGCGAAAAGCGCAATGCTTGCGCAGCAATCGCCTCGCTAGATACACAAGGATTCTTGGTGGCCGACGATGATGACATTTACCTGCCGCACTGGTTCTCAACCCAAGCGGCGGCGCTGAAGCAGGCGGATTGGTCTCGACCGGGCATTGTGCTTGTTCACAAAAGCGAAACCGAACTAGCTGAGCAGCCGACAGGCGGCCTTTACCACGGGGGCTGGGCGTTTCGCCGGGAGGCGTTTTACCGAGTACATGGCTATGGCCCGTACAACAACGGAGAGGACCAAGAGTTTGCCGCCAGATTGAAAGCGGCTGGTGTTTCCGAGATTGACCCCAGCGAAACCGCGCCGCCTTTCTATATCTACGTCAACAACAATCACAGTTACCACCTGAGCCACATGGGTAATGATGGATACGGCTTACTGGGGCAGCGGCAGGCCGATAAGGTTCCGTTGCGTGTTCGCTGGCCAATGGATTTTTCGGCTCTGCCGGTCCAAAGGAAATTCTGTGCGGCCGATGGCGGGATTCATCAAGACAACAAACGGAAGGTCACTCTCATCGGCCCGATTGCTGGTCCTGGCGGTGACGGCCCATCTAATGGAATGTCCGCACTGCAAGCCGAGTTGCGAAAGCGGATAGACAGGGGCCTTGATTGGTTTGAAATACGCTCGCTCCCAGCACCCAGCGACAGTCTGGCGTGGTTCTGGAATTGGAACGACCGGGATTACGCCCGATGGTGGAACAAGACTGGACGGCCGTTTGTGCTTGGGCCCAACGTCATGTTCTATAACTCGGCAACGCCTCGCTGCGACCGGCTGGAAGCTGACCTGCTTGACGCCAAGCACTGCAAAGCGATGTTTTGCCATACCCCTTGGTATCGAAACCTGCTCGCCAAGCACAAAGGGGCTGACAACCAAGCTGAAATCCATCTTTGGCCGTATCCGATTGACCCGATGCCAGGGCCGCCTCTGCCAGCCAAATACGACCTCTTGATTTATGGAAAAAACGGCTATCGCCCAGGGCTGCTTGAATTTTTGGCCGAGCAGTTTCCAAATCACGTTCAAATTCACTACGGCCGGTACAAGCGGGATGAGCTTTACGAAGCGGCCAGACAGTCCCGAGCTTGCGCTTACCTTGCCGACGACGACCACGGGCCGTTGGCTTTACAAGAGATTCTGCTGGCCGGCTGTCCAGCGGTAGGTGTCCGCACGGGAGCCTCATTTATTACTGACGGGGCGACTGGGATTTATGTTGACAGGCTACCTCCCGCCCCTGCTTTTGCGTCCCGCGATGACGACCGCGATTGCCTTTCCCGGTACTTGCAGTCCGTGGGATTGGCGATGACCCTGAACCGCGAAGCGGTTAGCCAGTTTGCGCGGGCCCAGTTTGACACGTCAGTTATTGTCGATAGGCTGCTTGCTATTCTTGACGAATTAAGGGGTAGGTAATGGAAATTGGCGCTTGCGCCCACCGTGGAGGGATTATCGGCGAGGAGTGGTCTGGGTTCACCGGGCGATTCGAGCCTGTCTTCCGCTGCGATGTCCACAGTAGCTGCGTTTTACTGCGGATTAACGACAAGCCTTACCAGCGTTGCCTTGGGTGCAAGGATACCAAACGGCCGGCCGAGGGCCAGCCAGCGCCTGGGTTGATGGCTGAAGCGTCAGCGGTCGAGGGGGAGTTTTCCTGTATTCACCGCAAGGAAGTTGCCTATACTGTTGAGGCTGGTAGCCGTCCCTGCGTTCGGCGGTCGATAACGGTTTGGAATTGCGAGAAACACGGGGAGTGCAGCCTGCGGTTTGAGAGCTGCTTGAACGGCAAGGTCAAAGGATGCTCGACCTGTAGCGATTTAACTAGCTTGGTGCAGATAAATGCGAATCAAGGTGCTGACTGAACGGCAGGACTGCGTGCTCTTGATGATGATGCGCGCAAATAACGGCTCTCCTTACGGCGCTGCTTTTCCGGGCACTTTGACCGTCAAGATGAACAAGGACTTCAGTCCGTTCAACGCCGTCGCGCTCGCAAGTGTAACCAACGCCAAATACGAGCCTCCCAAAGGCACAGTGGCACTGCCTGACCCGCGATGGAACCCTGGCGTGGACGGCAAGGACGGGTTTAACCTAGAAGTCGTCATTCCCAAGGCTAACTTCTCGGGGCCGGGGACTTACTTCGTCAGCGTGAGCTGGGGCGACGACGCCCAGACATTTCGGGTTCATGTCGGTTCAGGATGGGATGGGACGTAATGGACAACCAAATTTCCGCTATTTTCCTCGGGGCAAGCCGAATGGCGATTCAGGCTGAGTCGTCCTTCCAGACGATTGCGGCCGTCATCAAGGACCGTGCAAGGCAGGAAAAAGCCCCCGACGCCTTCCGGGATGAGCTGCTTGCCGACGTGGCCGCACTGGCCGCTAAATTCTCCCAGCCGTGGCCAAAAGAGGGGGAAGCATCCGGGCCGCCAAGCTCCCTCGGCACTGGCGAATCAAGCCCGGCAAAGGCTGAGGCCACTGCTAATACCGCAGGGTGCGGTTCATGCAAATAGCTCAAGTAACGCAAGTCGAGATTCTGAAAGCAATCCGCAACCGGCTGCTGGATAAGGTGAGCGACCTGTTTGGGCAGGATAATCTCTATTTCGATGACCAGCCACTGCCTCGGGACGCCCCCGATTTTGACCTGTGCTGCTCGATTGCGGTCAGCAACAGCGTCTATGGCAGCCAAGGCTACGAGCGCACGACAATGCCGCCCTGCGGCGTCATGGAGTCCTGCCACGTTCTCATAACTCCGATGGTCCGCATGGAGTCGGAGCAGCCGCACAACCTCAATATCTCACTGGCCGAGGACCGCTCCCGGGGGCTGGTTACGGTCGTAAAGCCGAAAATACTGTCGGCCCTGCTGGTGGATTACAACGGCACGACTGGCACTCGGCAGCGGTGGCAGCCGCGGAACGGGG